TGGGTCATAAACTATTGGGGGCCGTGGCTCAATTCACAGCACCCGAACCCGGCGCGGCCCGGTGAGCTGCGCTGGTTTGCGCCAATAGATGGTGAGGATATTGAGCTAGAGAGCGGAAAGCCATTCAATCACAACGGCGAAACTATCAGGCCCAAGTCACGCACGTTCATCCCTGCGCGGCTAGATGACAATCCATACCTGCGTGATACGGATTACGGGCGCATCTTGCAAGGTCTCCCTGAGCCGTTGCGCTCACAGCTTCTTTACGGCGATTTTGACGTAGCGGCTGAAGTTGACCCGTGGCAAGTCATACCGACCGAGTGGGTGCAATTGGCACAGGAGCGATGGCGGGAGCGGGAGAAACCCGACGTGCCACTATCTGCTATTGGCATTGACCCCTCGCGTGGCGGGCGAGATGAAACAGTTATTTGCAAGCGGTATGACAATTGGTTTGACGAGCTATTGTGCTACCCCGGTGCGCAAGTCAAGGACGGGCCAGCGGCAGTTGCCCTAGTTGCTAGTGCCCACGAGGGCAAAGCGCCGGTCAACGTTGACGTTATTGGTATAGGTTCATCGGTTTACGACACGGGGCAGAATGCAGGGCTACCTATGCAGAGCGTGAACTTTGCAGAGGGAAGCAACCTACGCGACCGCAGCGGGCGATTAAAAATGCGCAATGTTCGAGCAGCAGCATTCTGGTCACTGCGCGAGGCGCTTGATCCAGAGCACGGTGATGATTTGGCTATCCCAGATGACCGCCAGTTGCTAGCTGACCTGTGCGCGCCACGGTACAAAGTCGCTGTTAGCGGTATGACGATAGAGGATAAAGAAAGCATCAAAAAGCGCCTGGGACGCAGTCCAGACCGCGGCGAGGCGCTGATATTAGCGCACTGGCAGACTGGGAGCGTGGAATTTGTTTTCTTATGAGAACCTGGCTAAAATGTCTATCATCCTGTCGCCGTGGGCACTGTTGCTAATCTTGCATCCTGCCGTCTGGTTTGTGGCGGCTAATATCTGGTGGGCGGCTATTTTGATGTTGAAGTTGGAGCGTAGGAAATGACAACTGTCCTTGACTCAATTCTGGCAAAGGCTGGTCTGCAAATCAAGCAAAACCGCCCTGCCTACGTCTACCGTGACGACTTTAGCGGCCTTGAATATCATCGCGTTGCTGCTGACGATGACTTGGATGGCCGCAAATTGCAGGAACAAGCAATGGCCTGCGCGTGGGTCTACAGTGACATCAATTTGCTAGCTCGCAAAGAGTCTCAGGCTGGCTTGCACGTGATGGCAAAGGGCGCTGGCGGCGAGCTGGAGCCGGTGACAGACCACCCACTGGAAATGTTGCTTCAGCGTCCCAACCCGCTCATGTCTGGTTCGTTCCTACGCTCCTATACCTCGATGTGGCGCAACCTAGACGGTAACGCCTATTGGTGGCTAGCTTGCAATGCCAAAGATGAATTAGTGGAGATATGGCCGCTCCCGGCGCGTGACGTGCGCCCAGTCAAGACCAGGCGTGGGAGCAATGATGTTCTCGCGGGTTATTTTTATGAACCTATGCGCAAGACGCTTCCCGTTGAGATGGTGTGTCACTTTCGGCTCGCCAATCCATTTGACCCACTAGCCGGTCTCGCGCCGCTATCTGCTCTACGGCTACAAGTGCAAAGTGATACAGCCATGTGGTCGTGGAATACCAATTTTTTCGATAAGCAGAACGCGATACCAACGGCCATTATTTCAGTGCCAGCGTCTACGTCAGATGTCGATTTTCAGCGTCTACGCGAGCAGTTTGTGGAGCGGTTTGGTGGGTCAAACCGCCGCTCAGCTTTTGGGCGCGCTGATGATCTGAGCGTTGAAGTCATTGGTCTGCCACAAAAAGACATGGAATTTCTAGCAGGTATTGGGATGAACCGCGAGACCATTGATCGTGTATTCGGTATCCCGGCGGGCTACTGGGCTAAAGATGCTTCGCGTAACGTGGCCGCCACGGCTGAACTTATCGTGATGCGAGACACGGTGCAGCCTGCGCTGGACTATCAGGCCGAAGAAGTTGACGCGCAGGTTGTGGATCGGTACTACGACGAGGACTTGGTGGTTCAGGCGGACAACATCGTGCCACAAGACCGTGAGCTTATCCTACAAGAATATGAGGCGCATAAAGACGTAATGACGATAGACGAGGCGCGTGAGTCGCAAGGCAAGAAACCCCTTGGCGGCGCTTTGGGTGAGACCCTGGTCGGCCTTATGCCTGCACTGAATCAGACAATGGCGATGGGGCTGCCTGTACCGGAAGATGAGCCGGAACTGCCTGAGTACGAAATGGTCCAAGAGACGCCGACAGAGAAGATCTGGCGTAGGGACTTGCGCACCTGGCGCAAGGTAGCACTGAAGGAAGCGGCAAAGGGGCGTGACGCGGGCAAGCGACAATTTATCAGTGACACGATACCGACGTACACTAGGGCGCAGATTGAGGCAGCACTTGAAGGCGCAAAGACGGTTGACCAAGTGGGCGCGGTATTTGAGAGGTGGGCGTAGATCATGATGGGAGTAAATGAGGCTATAATTCTTTACCTTATTTTTGTGTTTATGATTAGCGTGGTGGAGATGGAAGGGGCAAAGAATAGAAAAAGCAGATTATATGCCTGTTACGTTGGTATCGTCTGGCCCTTGGTTATGATTGGGGGAGTGGCAGTTCTCATTCTTGAATTTATTGAGTGGGTTGATGGGAAAGCAAACATGGTGCTTGAGAGGTGGGCGTAAAGGGGGTGTAAAATGTTGGACAAAGATGATGTCGTTGGGTTTTTGTTTATAAAAGGTATCGAGCCGGCCAAGCGATTTGATTTTGTCAAGGAACACGATGATACGATACGACAATTGTATCGTGATCCTGATAAAGCATCGAGCATTTGGATTGGTGATGTCTATATAGAGTACCGCCCGAACGTTGGTACATTTGATGGGGTGGTACAAGTTGGCTCAAGAGGCACGGCGCAGTATTGATGTAGGCATGAGCGAGAGCAAGAGAGAGTCAATACCACTAATTGATATGCCATTCGTACCCATTACTAGCGAAGCGCGTCAACGACGACTGGACACACCAGCATCATTGTCTGGATTGCACATTCCAATAGAGATACCAAAAATTGATAACTGGTCGCCGACCATGTTTGTTGGTAAAGTGAGACAAATGAAATCTCAGGAACTCGCTGCGCAAGTGCTCAGGGTGCGTGCCGAGGTTGTTACTGTACAGACCAAGCAAGCCGAGACCTCACCTCTCTGGGCACTCTACGCCGACTGGGAGCGTGACCTGCAATCCGCGCTTCTCGCCAATTGGGATGTACAAGCATCGGAGATGCAAGAATACCTTATTGCTGCGCAGCTTGACGAGATAGCGCGCAATGGCGAGCGACTGGCAAAGGACACATCGCAGTGGGCGCTATGGACAGCGGCAACGGCAGCGGCGCTCATTCCGTTCATGGAAAGCGGCGCGACGATTGGGTCAGACCTGGCGATAGAGTCCATGTTCACCGATTATGCCCTGGGACTGGACGCTAGCACAGTCAATGTCGAAGTCGCTGCCTGGGCACGCAAGTACGCGGGACAGCTTGCGAAAGGACTGTCTAGGACAGAGAGGAGAGCACTACGCGAAAATCTTGCATCGTGGGTAGAGAGTCACGAAGATTACCCTGCGCTAGTCAAGCGGCTAAGCAGTTTGTTTGGTCGCCAACGTGCCGACTTGATAGCCTCTACTGAGGCAACGAGCGCGTATGCTAATGGCAACTATATTGTTTGGAAGGAAAGCGGCATTGTCGTTGGGCGAGTTTGGAACACGGCCCGTGACGAGTGGGTTTGTAAGGAAATCTGCCGCCCGCTTCACGGGCAGATAGCGGCGCTGGATAGTAATGTCTGGCACAACAGAGATGGCAGCGTTGGTTTTGGCGCAGGGCCGCCAATGGAGCCAGCGCACCCGCGCTGACGTTGCACGACCTCGCCGGTGGTGGGGACGTTGCCGTGGGAGAGCTAGATGCAATTCACTTATCCACTTGAACTTTCTGAGCCGGAAAAGGTTATAGAGGACTCTGAACGACTATTCGGCATGACATCCTATGAAGCTATGTATACTGAGCGAATTATGGAAATACCACGCACGTTAGAGAATTTGTGGCTTGTGTCGTGTTGGTACTGCGCGCTTTGCCAATTAGCAGAGCAGGGGAGCAAGTTGCCGTGGGAGAGTTAGTTTAATGATGGTGAAATTGGGACATGCAGATTTTCAGAAGGCGGCACTTGGAACACAAGAGCAGATCGTCGCGGAACTGGTTAATGCGGAACTGCGCAAAGAAATAATTGAGAAGCTATACATGCAAGCCTATGCACACAGGATGAGAGCTATGCTACAAGTTATCACATCTCAGGTTGAGCATGACGCAGGAGAGCCGGGCGATGATTGAAGTGCTCTGGTGGATCATTTTGTTGCTGTTCGCTTGCGCCTGGGTAAATGGCTTTCTGCTGGGTTACTTATTTTACGCCAGGGATGATTTTAAAGAGGTGCATGATGAGGTTGACTTTTCTGCATTGTTCGCCACGGGCGACATAGGAGTTGATGCTATCAGATACCCAGTGCGACGACAAGAGGGCGGCGTGATTGAGTATATTACGGAATACGCTGATGGAAGAACGGTTCGTTCAGCGCACTGACAAGGGGTAGTAGCACTATGAACAAACTAAACAACGCGAGCTTCGAGGGCGGCTGGTGGCATCCTGATGGCATTCCTGAATTGCAAATCCCTGCGGAGTGGGGGTTCTGGTATGCTGATGAGTCAATAGACAATCCGATAGACCCTAATCCCTGGGCCAGATTCGTGCGCCCAGAGGTGCGCGTGTTGCCTCGTGAGCACCTGCCGCCACACGAGCAGGACCTATTCATCCTTGCTGGTGACTATTGTCTCAAGCCATTCAAGGGCAACGGTTCACTCCTGTTCACATTTTACCAGGTGATTCACGGATTTGCGCCAGGGCGAGATTACGACTTTACCATTCGCTTCTACCCTGACGTGGTAGCGGGGTACGAGGAAGGGCAGAAAATATTTGCAGATGACCCTCGTGCTGTGCGTATCCGCTTCGCAATCAATGACGAACCCAACGATTGGCAAGACGCGAACCCGCCACAGGATACGCCAATAGATCAACGTCTGCAAACCGTGACGTACCGATTTACTGCGCCTTCGATTCAATGCAAGGTAGAAGTGCGCTTTATGCTCCCCTTTCCACTGTCGAACAACGGGCTGTTCTGTGACAAGTGGGAATTGCGTCAAGTTGACGTGCCCGAACCATTGCCTGAGCCTGTGGGCGGCTCTCGCTTGGGCACGCACAGTATCAACGCGGCGTCACCCGCAGGCGATACGCTGGATCTATTACGCGAATGGCGTGACAGAGGCGGTCAGCCAGCCGTCATCAAGGCTGTGTCAGACCTGGGTTGGTTGGCAGAGGCGAGGGAGATTTGCCCGGATTCGGTCATTGTTGCCAGAATCGCTAGCCAAACTGAGGGATGTCAGGACGTTGAAGATCCTGACACCAACCTGACAGAGATGGCTCAGGACCTCATGGCGTTCATTTTGGACAAATTGAACCATCATCCCGAGTTGCACAATGTAGTAGATTATTGGGAGGTGTGTAACGAGCCAGACCCGCCAGGGGACTTTGGCTACGCACAACTTTCACGTCTGATGATTCATTGTATGAACATCGCAGACACTCATGGTGTCAAGCTCGCGCTGTTTTCCTTGAACGCGGGCACGCCAGAATGGTCAGAAATGGTAGAGATGTGTGAGACGGATGTGTTTGCACGCGCCAAGGCTGGCGGCCATGCCCTGGCACTGCATGAGGGCGTCTTTGACGACGATCCTATTGATAAGTGGTGGGGTGATCAGATACCAGGCTCGCCGATCGTACCTGGGGCTGGTGCGCTTTGCTTCCGCTATCGTTACCTATACCATCTATTGCAGCAGCGCGGCGAGGTTGTTCCGCTTATCATCTCGGAATTTCGTACCCACGGCGGCAATCACGACATCACGACTGAGGAAGTTGTTGAAAGATTCGCGTGGTATGATAGCAAGGCACGCCAGGACGACTACGTGCTTGGCGTGACGCCGTTCACGCTGGGCGCTCCGACTGACTCACAATGGTGGCCGTCGCATGACTATGGTATTGACTATCCTGAGTTGATTGACTATGCTGTGAGCGTTGGTGACATTGAACCACCACCAATTGACCCACCCTCGTCGGGTCGGGGACAGCCCAGGGAGCAATACCAACGCTCCTACGTTTTGCTGCCGCCATACGGGGACGGTGGTCTAGCGTCCACGCTATGCGAACGCTTCTTTGATGATTTTCGTCCTACTGTTGGTGGTAGTGCCGATGACGCGGGTATTGGAGACCTGGACGATAGAGCGGTTATTGCGGTGCAGTCAACAAACTGGACTGATGGTCTGCAAGCGTTTTTCGAGCAACACTATCCTGGCGTGCGCTACCTGCCGGCAGACGGCGGGAATGAGTATCAGTTACTGGGGCGGGTGCTGGCGTCGCTTCTCAAGGCGCGGGGATTGAGCCTGGCTTATCCCACGACCCATCGGCCTGCGCATATCACCAGCGAATTTGGCGTTGACCGTGAGACCTATTATCACAACGGGCTAGACCTACGAGCGTCCCACGCGGTGCACGGGGACCACGTCCTTGCTGCACATGACGGGAAAGTTATCTTTGTTGGCCGCGATCTTTCAGAGGAATGGTTCGGGCATCAGATTAAGACACTTACCACATTGCCAGATGGCAAAAATATGCAAATCCGCTACGCGCATCTCGTAGACGGCGGCACTTATGTGCAGATTGGCGATTTTGTCTCAAGTGGCGCTGTGATAGGTGAGCCAGATAACACGGGCAATTCTACCGGCGATCACCTTCACATTGACGTGAAGATTGGGGAGCACTATGCTGACCCGGAGATTTTGATTGACTGGGATGATGCACCCCGGACGCCGGTCGTTCTGGGCATGCACGATGACGCGGGCGGGGATTGGATGCGCAACCAAGGCATTCAAGGCTACCTGCTCATTCACAGGGCTGTTCGCGATACTGTTGAGCCGATAGACGTGACCAGATTTGAACAGGTGGGTATCAAAGTCATTGCCCGATGGGGCTATGGCTACGGGGGCACTGGAACCGTGCCGCCAATCGCTCAGACTAATCAGTGGGTGGACGCGATAACGCACACCATCAACCAGTCACGAGGCATTTATTTACACACGCTCTTTAATGAGTGGAACAACCCGGTGGAATGGGCGGGCGGGTATCCCAATCCTGATGAGGTGCTAACGCCTGCGCGAGTGCTTGATTTGTACAACCGGGTGGCGGATTGGGTGACTCCTGGTATTCTGCTTGCCCCCGGTGCAATTGACCCGTTCAATGTCGTGGCTCAAGAGTTCGGTCAGCCAGGAGATCCCAAAGTCTGGCTTGACACAATGCACAACGCTGTAGACAGGATAGATGCAATCTTGTTGCATGCCAAAACGCAGACCAACGACCCTGCGGAGTGTGCGTCTAACGAAAAGTTTAGCGACGCGCCGCTAACTGGGCGGTATTTGCATCTGCGTACCTACCTAGATCAGTTGGCGTGGGTCAAGTCATCGTTGCAACATTTGCCAGTATTCATTACCGAAGTGAACCCGCAGAGGATAGACGACACACAACTTGGCTGGCTTGATGACAACGCTGCCTGGATAGAGGCGGCAGTTAAGGAGTTTGATCGGTATAATGCAACCGGCGCGCAGCCCGTCACGGGGATTTGCTTTTACCGGTATGACCCTGCTGATGATTGGGGGCTAATGTATCGGCCTGTGATTTTGGACGAGATTGCGCGGCAGGCGGGGGGGGGGAGGTGACTGAGACATGGGCAAAATTCTTTTAAGGCTCGCTTGCTTTCCTGTGATGTATTACCTAGCCCAGAGCATTACAAGAGAAGCCAGTGTGACTGATAGAGTAGCCTTTTTTATATGTCTTGTCTTAGCCTACGCTTTAGGGTATATTAGAGGGGATGAAAGACAGACTGAGAAAGTGCAATGGTTCCAATCACCGCCCGCAAGGATGTCATCGGGTGAGATGGCAATGCCGACTATGCAGGACGGCGGTGTAATCAAGTACGAGTACACAGCGAGGAGATAGCAAAGGATGTCAGTCGTAGCCTGCAAAGTTACTAAGGATGGGTATGAAATCGCGTCGGATTCCATTTCAGTGCGCGGCTACACGCAAACGAGAAACAATTCCAAGTTGTCAAAGTTGTTTAAGGTCAATGGTCTCGTGATTGGCAGTGTTGGGACGGCTGAAGAAGCAGCCCTTTTGCGGCTATTCGCCGCTACGCATAAGCCAGCGAGTGAAGCCGAAAGTGCCTTGCTAGAGTTTTGGGCAGAGTTTTCAGAGTGGAAACATAAAAAGACCGACAAAAGAGAGATAGAGAACCACTACTTGATTGGTCTAGGGCACAAGATTTTTCACATTGAGCAGTGGTTAATTGACCAAGTGATTACCTATGAGGCAATAGGGGCAGGCATGGACTTTGCGCTTGCGGCTCTTTATCTGGGACATGATGTTGAAAAAGCTGTAGAGACGGCGATAGAGTTATCGGTATTTTGCGCGTCGCCTGTGCAGGTAATAAGAGTGACTGCTAATGGTTGAATATACCCTTAAAATCGAGGGCGCAGACAAGATCAAAAAGGTCCTAGAGCGTGCGCCGTTCATTCTGCGCAAGCACTTGCGGCGAGCGATGCAGAAGGTTGGCTTTAGCGTCCAGCGCCCAGCGCAGGTTTACCCACCGCCGCCATCGGGCAGCACCTACCGACGCACAGGTACGCTAGGGCGCAGGTGGAAAACCAGCGTTGAACAGACTATAGACGGCATTGCGGCCATCGTGGAAAATCCAACAGAGTATTCCCCCTACGTCCAGGGCGAGGAACAAGCTGAGGTTCACCGTGGGCGCTGGCGACCCATACGCAAAATCATCGAGTCGCTGCGCGGGCAGCACGTCAAGATTCTTGAGGATGCGATAGCGGCGGCGGTGAAGGAGATGGAGAGATGAATGCAGTTACTAACCATTGTTGTTCAGCAAAATGGCAGGCAAATCGAATTTGATACTCATAGGACGCAGCTATGTTATTTGTCTGGACTATGGGAAATAGCTATTGAGGCCCGGCTGACGAGAGATATTATCGTGTGCTTAGACGGATTACATCGAAGCGGTGAATTGTTCAAGCTGAGGGTGCTTTCATTGGAAATTGAAGCCAGAATGGACGAATTTATCTATTGGCCCGGAGATAAATTTGACCGGGCTGATATTACACTTTGGGGCAGGGAGACGGAGAGATGACAATACACGATGACTTCAATGAGCAATCTGCCAAAGAGGCAAAGCCGGGTGACAAGTTCCTAATTGGTCAGGACATTACAAGCGGTTTGCCATCAGGCTTAGAGGAGCAACTTGGATTATCGCCTGAAGATGTTGAGCGGCGAATCAGGGAGCTTTTAAGAAAAACTTTCACAGCGCCAATACCGCACGTTGAGGAATTTGTACTACCAAAATATGACCGGGGCGACAGGCCGCCATTGCGAGAGGTGGACGAGAATGACTAAACTCTACGGCGAGACCATCCCGCTAAAATGTCTGGGCTGTAACAATTACCTGATGGACGCAGTCGAATACAACGCCACGTTCTACCTGTGCTCGCCGCTGCTGATGCTAAAAACGGGTCAGGCGCGTTGCTACATTTGTGGCAAGGTGCTCTGTTGGGATGGGAACAAGCGGCACAGGGAGAGCTTGGAGCACATGCGGTATATGTCGCACGAGCCAAGCAATCAAGCATACCAGGAAGTGCGATTAGCGGTAGCCCGTAGCGTTTTACACGTAGTACAGTGGGAACTAGTCGAGGGGGAGCGGGGTCGCTTGGCGCTCCTTCAGGAGCGGGGCGAGACACTTGCTGCACTGCGGCGACTCTGTGCTAGTCTTGGCGGGGCTGGCGACTGGCCTGACGATTTGTACCTGCCAGACGTGATAGAAAAGTATCTTATTGATAAGGGGGACTAGCTGCAATGACAGTGCAAGGCTATTACAAGCCCATTAAGCGTTCGGTAAATAGGCTATCCGGTGCATATCAGTATAATCCAAGCGGAAACCTGCGGTGGCTACAAAGGTTGTGTCTATGTGTGTTGCGGAGAATAGGCAGTGAGCATCAAGACAATTATGTTGAGTATCAAATGATGCGTATAGATTTTAGTGAGATTTCTAGCTTGATAATTGAACAAGCGCAGGCTATGCAAGGGATGACCGGCAAGTGGCCTGAGACTGTTATTTTGGGTGCACGGCAGGCAAAGGAATTAAAGATAAATTGTGCTAACTTTCCGATTGGATTCTATCAGGAGTTCAGGGGGTGCGCAGATGTGCTTGGCATGACAATTATTGTCAACCCGTTAGTAGACGGCGTAATACTGTTGCCGAATTTTGAGATTTTTGACGTATCCAAACATGGACTAGAGACATATTGACAAAGACGCCAAAAAAGTGTAAAATGGTTGTAGCTAGTTCATTTGTGGGGGCGGCGCTTCGAGCGTATACAATAGCCGGAGTCACCCTAGCAAGGCCGGTAAAACTGCGGCGCAAGCCAAAGCGCCCTCGCCACGAGTGAATTAGCAATAACAGTAGCCAGTAATGCCTTTCAGCATAATGGGCAATCTGTTTTAAAATCTGAATAGTATTAGCGGAGATCAGCGCCCGCATGCCTAATTAAAGGCATGCGGGCGCTTTTTTTGTGAGGTGAATAATGCCTTATTCAACGGTAGAGGGGCACGACGAGTGCGAGGGCCAATGGGGCGCGGTGATCAATGACGAGACCGGTGAGGTCATGGGCTGCCACGACACAGAGGAGAGCGCCGACGAACAGGTTACGGCGCTGTACGCGGCAGAGGAAGAAGCTACCAAGACCGCGGATGCTGATAAAGAGGCGAGAGAAAAACGCGCCGAAAAGTACGGCATTGATGCGAAAGAAGGCAAGGCTGTGACCAAGCCATCTAAGTTTGCTGATGTTACCGAAGCGGACTTTGGCGACCCGGTAAACTGGGCCTATCCGGCGAACAAAGAGTTCGCCAGTTCTGTTGCACAGTATTTCAATCGTGATGGTCAACGTGAGGCTGGTGGCTACACGTCAGCCGAGTGGTCTATTATTGGCAAGCGATTGGCAGAGCGCATCAGCCGCCACCTCGATGCTGATTACGAATACGAGGGCGGTAAGCTAACTAAAAAAGAGGAAAAAGCTGACAAAGCTGGTCGTGTGCTATCGCGCACCAATGCGCGGCGTATCCGCGACGCTGTCGTACCGTTGCTTGAATTGCTAGAGAGTGCGGGCATTGACGTACCAGGGTGGGGCAGGCGAATAGGTGAACCTGAGCCGATGGAAGTGGCGGGTGTCAAGTCACTGTCTGACGACCTGCTCATAGCCTATGGTGGCACGGTCAAGGTGCTTTCTGATACGAATGACGGTCTAGTAGGTGGCTATCTAGTACGCTTCAGTACAGACATTGACCCCGACCTGGAAAACCAGTTTTTTACCAAGAGAACTGATTATGACTTGGATAATGGTGTGGGTGCATCGAGTGTATACTTTCACCACGGACTTGACCGTACGCTACGCAAGCGCAAATTGACGCTGCCTCGCGCTAGCCTCAAGACTGATGACTTTGGTGTATGGGTTGAAGCACAGCTTCAATTGCGCGATGCCTATGAAAGATTTATCTATGAGCGTATCAAAGAAGGCAAAATGGGCTGGTCATCTGGCACGGCTCCCAACCTGGTAGAGATTGAACCTGTAGGCAAAGCTGAATGGATCAAGACGTGGCCGCTTGGGCTAGACGCGACCATCACACCTACGCCCGCAGAGCCACGAGCCAAAGTACAAACATTAAAAGCCTTCTCGGCGCTAACCGCCGAGGAGATACTGCCGTCGGATCTAGAAAGCGACGAGGGACCGCAGAGTGAAGTTGTGGACGAGGAAAAGTTGGCAGAGCTACAAGAACGACTTGAAATTCTGAAATCATACAAGAGGTAAAAATAATGAACGAATATCTGAAGCTCGTCAGTGAAGCTGAAGCTGCTTTTGAAGCAGGCGATATTGAAAAGGCTGACGAACTCACGGCGAAAGCCGAAAAAGTCAAAGAGAATTTGGAGCGTGGCGACAAAGTAAAGGCGTTAAAAGCTGACGCTGAAGCTCGCCAGGCTGCAAAGGAAAAAGAAGAAAAAAAGAGGCGCGAAGCCGAAATTCAGGCTGAGGTTGACAAGCGTGTCGAGGAAGCAACCAAAAACCTGGGTGTGCAACGCCCAGAGTATGGAGACGGCGAACCGCCCGACACCGCCCCGACTGATCCGTCTCTGTTCCTGTCACGCCTGAGCGTCATGAGCAAGTATGACAATCTGCCATTGACTGAAATGGCGGTCAAGTATCAAATTCAGCGCCTGAGCCACCGCGCTGGCAGGAGCCAAGCGCCCAGTCAGAAACTGTACCGCGCCCTATGCGTGAAGGCCAACCGGTTCTTGCGCACTGAGGACGAGCTAGCGCGGTTGGATGCCTATGGTAAGCCTTTCAAGATGACGGTCCCTGCGTTCGACCCGGAACTCTTGGGCAAATGGGGTGAACAGGGCCGCGAGGAAGATACTATTGAGTTTGACGGAGTCAAGCTCAATACCTATGGTCAGAAGGGCATTACAAGGGAGGGCATTGACGGGCTGATTAAACTCGCCAAGCACACCAAGGCGAACGAACTCGTACACTCCACCCAGTCCAATTATGGTGATGAGTGGGTGCCCACTTTGATGGACGCAGTTCTGTGGCGCACCGTGCGCTTGGAGTCCAGTGTGCTGTCTGTCTTGCCGCAATTCGACATGACGAGCAACCCGCAGGACGTGAGCATTGAGTCCACCGACCCGACGTTCTACCTGGTGGGTGAGACGACCGCTGAGACGCAGATGGCCTTGGGTAGTGGCATGCCTATCCCTGACAGCAAAATCGGGACGGCCAAGACCACATTTAGTGCCAATAAGATTGGCGCGATAACCATGTGGTCGGCGGAACAGGCCGAGGACTCGCCGGTAAACATCGAGACGCAGTTCCGTGATCAGTATGGCGTTAGCATGGCACACGCCATCAACGACGTGCTCATCAACGGCGACGAGACCACGGACACCACGAACATCTCGTATCAAGGCACGAGCCTGACGGCTAATAGCCGCTACCTGGCGGTAGATGGCCTGCGCCACGAGCCAATGGTCACGACCACGGCAGACAAGCGTAGCGTTGGCGCGCTGACCGTTGATGACGTGGTTGGTGTGCGCAAGTTGATGGGCACGGACGCCGTTTTCGGTGCTGACACCGGTCAGTTGGTGATTTTCTGCGACCCGACGACTGGGTTGCAGTTCACCCTACTGGACGAAGTGTCGACCGTGGACAAATTCGGCTCCGGCGCGACGATCTTGACCGGACAGCTTGGCAGCGTAACAGGTATTCCCATCATGTCAGTTCAGAAGTATCAATTGACTGACGCTGACGGAAACATTGACGACACCGCTGCTGACAACGTGAAAGGCTCGTTCCTGGTCGTGAACCGGCTGGGCGTGCGCGTGGGCTGGCGTCGCCGCCCGCGCATGGTCGTGGGGCAAGTACCCTTCTCCGACGCCTGGTACATTCTGACCCTGGCCCGACTTGATATTGGCTTTAAAGAAGCTGGCATGGTCGGCCTGGGCTACAACATCACTGTGTAGTATCTTGTGGCGGGGTTGCAATATACCCCGCCACAACTGAATAGAGGTAAAAATGATGAACCTTACTGAAAAAAAGCAGTGGATTAGTTGGGCTGTGATGGCCGTCGTCATCGCGGCGCTGGCTATTTCCGGTGTGACGTACCCTGTCCCGCCCGCGCCAGAGGAAGGCGTGGAAGCAAAGGCAACCGAGCGCATCAGCGTGCTTTGCACCAGCGATGACAGGAATTGTGTCGAGGCCTGGAACGGTTCCGACATCGTGATGTACACCGACGCTGGCTCCACGCAGTCGTTCAAGGTCGAGGGCACTACGGGCGATGTGACTTTTGGTGGCACGACGCCGGTCTTGACCATCGGTGATGCAGGGACCGAGGATGCCGGAATCGTGTTCGATGGCAACGCTCAGGATTACCACATTATCCTCGATGATAGCGCCGACGACCTGGTCATCGGTAAAGGTTCCGCTGCCGGCACGACACAGGCGATGGCCATTGACGAGAACCTGGTCACGTCGTTTGGCGTAGCGGGCACGGGCCTTGACTTTTATATCTACAGCGGCACGAGCGGTGACCATTTCTTCTGGGACGCCTCAGAGGAAGCTCTGCACATCATCGGCACGGCAGGGCAGGACGCCTTGAACGTGGACGATGGCAACGTGGACATCGCGGACGACGTGGATGTGGACGGCACAACCAACTTGGACGATGTGGATATTGATCTGTCAGCGAGCATGAACATTGACGGTCACATGGTAGACATCGGCACGGGAACCGGCGGGACAGCAAATGGCGACGATGATTTGTTAGTTGCCGGTGATGCTGAGGTTGATGACACGCTAGACGTTGACGGTGACATTGACCTGGACGGTGACGGTTTTGACGTAGACATTACCGGCGGGTTCAGCGTTGACGGTGACGCTGCGAGCAATATCAACGTTGCGGGCGCGGGCATTGACCTGACGGCAGAATCAGAAGCCGGGTCAATCGTCATCAAGGGTGATGAAGCTGTGGCAACGGCCATTAGCCTGGACGCTGATGACGCGGCTGGCACAGGTATCTCTGCCTACTTTGGTGCGACTGGTGGGTTTAGCCTCATCGGTGGCTCAACGGGCAATGTGGACCTGAGTTTCCGTGATTACGCAGACACTACTGATGATGACATGGTACATGGCGCGGTGCGCGTCAACTGCTCCGGGACCGGTACGGGTGCTGAGGAGTGTGACATGTCGCTGTTGACCGTGACTGGCGGCGCAGCGGCGGGAACGCAGGTGTTTCTCGATGGCTCTGCCGGTGAAATGATGCTAGAAAACACCGCCACGGGCAACGTGCTGCTCTCGTTCCGTGACTATGCGGACAGCGCAGACGACGACATGGCGCACGTGCTGATGACGGCTAACTGCACGGACGCTAGCACGGGCGCTGAGGACTGTGACTTTACCATTGGCGTGGCCGAGGGTGGCAATGCCGCTGAGACACGCCTAAACCTCGACGCTGATGGTGGAATCACGGTTGGTTCTGCGAACAACGACCTTGTGACCGTCTCAACTGACGGCACGGGCGACGCGGAGTTTGCAGTTCCTGAGAACTCGCTTGGGCCTGACGAGCTGGCTGCGATGGTGGATCAGGTTATCTTGTGTGGTGACAGTCCGAACAATACCACACTCTACAGCGGGCCGGTCGTAGCCTTTCTTGGTGGTGATTACACGACCGACTATTCACTGGCAAGTGGGGGCTGTGCAGCACTGGACAATGCAACCGAGGCAACCGCCGACGCGCCCATCGGGTTCGCCAACACGTCATTCAAGGTGCTTGGCATGATGTGTGAGGTTACGTCCAGTGGTAGCAACGGGCAGAGTTTCACGATGCGCAGTGCTGAGGCGAACCTGACGCCTAGCGTGACGTGCACGATTGCGACTGGTGACACCTCTTGCACATCGGTCACTGCGTCAACGACTGACGTGGCGGCAGGCGCTACCATAGCTGTGCAGACGGTCACGACTGAGGACTTGAGTGCGCAAGACTGGTGGTGCAAGGTCTTTATCAGCTACAAGTAATGCGGACTTTCGCATATTGCTCGACAGAATATGTAGACGCAACGAGGCGGGCGGCAGGCGTTGAGCCGTTCTGCTGCCCGCCTTTCACGGCAGAGACGCTGGAGCTATCTTTGTTGGAAGGCAATGATTTGATCTTTATCAATTTGCACAGCCTGCCAGGCACAGCGGCGCTTCTGGGAAAGCGAGATGGTCCACCGGTAGCACTAAGAGCGTCACAGCTTAATGGCTTGAACCTCAGTGGTGTAGTAGTTTTCTCTGAGGCGTGCTACATGGGTGACGAACAACATCCCATGCGGCAAGCGTTTCTGGACGCGGGCGCAAGCGCCGTCGTCGCAGGACCGGGCAAGAACTGGGGCGCGACCGGTGTAGAGTTAAGGGGCGCTGACTTATTGGGCCTGTGGTTCCGCCGTGCATTAGCGAGGGGGCTAAAGCCTCGTAGTGCACTAAGACTAGCTCGCGGTCGGGTGATGTTCGCGGCCTGGCGCGGTAGCCAGAGCGCCAGGGATGCCTTGGGATTCAGGCTGTTTGAGGAGTGACGATGAGAGTAAGACTGACGGAATCTAGGATGCTTTGGGGTCTGACTTATGAACCAGGCGAGTATGAGGTTGATGAGAAAACAGGACGGAAGTTGTTGCACAATTTCCCTAATGTGTGTTCTGAAGTGGATTTGCCGAGAGCGGATGGTGTGGGGGGTTATGTAACGGCAGACTATGAATTGTTTGAGCCGGGGGGCGAAGCAGTTGTGCCAAAGCTAGCTGAATTAGATGCTAGTGTCGTCTACGAAGAAGGTGACGACCCGGTCGTAACCAAGATCATGGTAAAAGAGCTTGACAAAGATTCTCCTAATCTTCTCGCCCTCGCTGACCTGCTTGACCACGGCATTACTGACAAAGCCTACAAACTGGCGCAAGAATTACACGCTGAAGGTAGATTAACAGTGCCTCTCTCTAAAATCGTTGGCACAGGTAAAGGTGGCAAAATTCTTGTCAGAGATGTGCAGAAGGTGGCAAGCCAATGAATGAATCCAATCAATCATTTCGCGGTGTCTATTCAGTAGATGACGCTGAATACGCTTGCACTGGCAGCCTAGCTGATGTTGGGCCTATAACGCAAGAAGACCTTGAGTGCATTGCTGGGCTGATGAAAAGGATGCCTGCTAATGTGCATGATAGCAAAGTGAAATCATGCCGTAGCTGGGAAAGAGAAAGTGAACAATGGCAAGTCAATGCCAAGACGTTCATTGAGGAAGTTGACGCCCAAACGGTGGGCGAGGTGCTTGAGAAAGTGAAAGTCTGGCGACCAGAATGTGATTTTGTAACTGATTTGCCATTAGATAAAGTTGTTTCAGCACTAATTCCAGGGTATACACCAGGCTGTATCCTTGATAGCGACAGAAAGGTGGTATGTTACCAAAGATGAATTTTCTCCTTGTCGTATTGGATTGCTTGAGGCGGGACACTTGGCGTAGGAAAATGCCACTTGCAAAACGCGCCACAAGGTCCTGGTTCAACTTTACGAATCACTGGGGCGTTGCGCATTGCTCTGACCCTAATCACGCCGCGCTGTTCACTGGCTACGGTCCGTGGCAGACCAAAGTCACGACGCAGATGGGCAGCCTGTTCAAGGATAGCTTGCCGACCATTTTCTGGAAGTGGAAAAAACTGGTGGGCGGCACGACCTGGGCTGTGCAGCCCGCGCTGGTTCCTGAGTTTTACCGTCAATATATGGATGTAATTGCCTGGCACAAGACTTCTGACTCAGGAGACCTCGAACTGAGGGCTGTCAAGAAATTCTTATCTGAGCGTGATGAGAGCAAACCGTGGTGCGGATTCATTCGAGACATGACGCTACATTACCCCTACCTCGAACAGCCTATGCCCAAACGCGGCAGCGGTGGCGACATCATCCCGCTTTACAATCGCGCTGCTGAACACGTAGACCGGTTCGTACACAATCTAATTGAACTCATCTTGTCCGATTTTCCAGACACGATCATAGCTATTTGCGCAGACCACGGCGAGCTCTTGGGCGAACGCTACGGTTCACACGGCGCGCAGTGGGACCATTTATGGTCACTGCACAATGTCCTGGTCAAGACGCCGATGGCGCTGTACGTGCCAGGGATAAAAGGCAAGCGCACGGATCAGCCAACACAGCACGTAGACCTCTTGCCAACTGTATGCGACCTGCTTGGCTGGGAGCAGCAAGGCGAGGGCGTCTCCTGGGCGAATTGGTTGCGCGGAGACGCACGACATCCAGCGCCGCCGGACCGCCTGCTATGGCTACAGGGAACCGGCGCGGGCAATGTCAGCGACCGCCTGCTCAAAGAAAAGGGCCAGAGCACCATTGACCCCGATATGGAAAAGCACGTCTTGTGGCGACACAGCGGCGTAGTGCAAGGCCGTGTCAAGCTGGTACAAAATGTTTACGCTAACGGGCGAGGTGACGAGATTCTGGTAGATAGCCGGGACTACAAAGAGGCGCGCAATGGGCGCGTGAGTGATAAAGTGCGTGGCCGGTTGCTGTCTCGGTTGCCGCCATTTCCTGACTATCACGAGTGGGAGCAAGCCATCATTGACAAGGCAATGGAACCACAGGCAAGAGCCTATGACCAGGTTATCTTACAACGATTGGAGGCTTTAGGCTATGCGTAGCATCAAAATCAGCGTGACGACGACGGGCGGGGCGGGTGTATCGGCGGGCAATGCGACATCTCAGGATGTCATTACTGGAAAATTGCACGCGGTCTATTTGAACTATGCCGCTACCGCGCCAGGCACGACGGACGTGACGATTTCAATGCCCGAAGCACCAGAGCAGACATTGCTCACAGTATCAAACAATGCTACGGATGGTTGGTACCTGCCACGCCAAGCGGTATGTGATACCGCTGGCGCGGGCTTGACTTATGATGGTACGAGAACGGTCAACGAGCCGCTGCCAGTTGACGGACGCATTAAGCTGACCGTAGCACAGAGTAACGACTTGACTGATTGTGTCACGGCCTATTTGTATATAGAGGACTGATGGCAAACGAGTACGCGACCCTGGCGCAAATACGGGCATATCTGAACGTGACTGACACGGCAGATGATACCAAGCTGCAATCATATCTCGCTTGGGCCAGTCGGCGCATTGACAAGCACTGCCACGGGCGCAGGTTTTATCCACGCATCGCTACGCTAGAATTTGACTATCAGCGTGATCCACAGAACATCTACGTGAACGAGGACTTGCTAGCCGTGACGACGCTGACTATAGATGATACGTCCATAGCGGCGGCGGATTACAAGCTCTATCCACTGAACAAATACCCAAAACACCGTATCGCTTTGTTACTGAACCAAAGTAACGTGTTTACGTATTCGAGCACGCCACAGGCAACGGTAGATGTCGCGGGCACGTGGGGCTATCACGACGACTGGGATAATGCCTGGCTCGATACAGGAGATACGGTACAAGATGCTAGCGGAATTAACACCACAGTGACAAGCGTGACATTTACTAATATAGACGGTGTGTGCGCTGATGGGTTCACGCGGCGTTGCTCAGAAGGTAATTTGCTAAAGATCGGCACGGAGTATTTACAGGTCACGGCGACGGACACGACGACGAATATAGCGACTGTGCGGCGTGGTGTCAATGGTTCAACGGCGGCGAGTCACGCTAATGCTGCCGCGATTTCAGTGTATCAAGTGCCAGAAATGGCAAAAGGCGCTTGCCTGGACGTGTGCAAGTGGATTTATGAACACAGAGACCAGGCAGGTGGAATTATTGCTATACCGTCGCTAGAGGGCACGGCGATTGAAATGGAGATTGAGAAAATACTTATGGGCTGGCACTTGCCCAGGCGAGCGGCAGACCTAGTGGATATATCGTGGCAATAACCCTGGCAAATACCAGAACACGTCTTAAGACGCTTCTAGAGGCTATAACAGGTGTGACAAAGGCATTCGCTTACACGCCGCGCAACGTACAAGAGGCGGACTGCCCGTGCTTTCTCATTGTGCCTGCTGAGGCAGACCATGATAATGTGACACCAGATTTACACAGGGTCATGCGACGCTGGCGGCTGATTTTGCTAATTGGAAAGGCTGGCACGGGCATTTACGGCGACTTGGAAAAGGCGCTTGATCCGTTCTATGAACGGGTCGAGGATAAATTTGAGGCCGAAATGCAACTTGATGAATTGGACAGTGAGGTAATCCACGCGCTAATAGACGAAGATAGCGGCCAGGGCACTATTGAATTTCCGCCGGAAAGTGGCAACAAGTGGGTCGGGTGTGAGTGGGCGCTTTTGATAACAACCAAGCGAGTAGTGACAACAGGCTTATGATAGGCGTTGCGATGATTGCCAGAAATGGCGCGGGGACGATGGAAAAGGCACTAGAGCCGTTCGTGGGTCTGGTGGATGAAATTGCTATCGTGCTGGGTGGTATGAGCACAGACGATACACCGAAAGTGGCGCAGAGATTGGCGACACTGCCCGTGGCGACTAGCGACGGTTTGTTGGACGACGAAGGCCGCTTGCTGGACTTTGCCAGTGCCAGACAACAGTCATTTGATGCGCTCTCTACCCCCTGGGCTGTCGTGGTAGACGTAGACGACGAATGGCAGGGCGTAGAGCGATTGCCGGAATTGGTAAAGGATTTGCACGGGCAGGACTTTGCGATGGTACAAATACCCCTCTCCTGCAAAGGTGGCAAGTTTCTGCAACCACGCATTTATCGCAGAGATAGCGGCGCGTGGCACAGCCCGGTCCATGAGTACTGGCGACTAAATGGCGATTGCAAGGTCATCAAGACTGACCTGATTCGCGTGGTGCAACTCAATAAACCTAGTATATCTCGACCAGGGCACAACATTGCTATAGCTGAAAAGGCTATCAAGCAAGGGAATGTAAATCCGCGCCTATTCGCCCTCTTGGCAAAAGACTATTGCGATGCTGAGAGATGGCGGGATGCACTTTTGACTATAGCACAATACCTCGCCATGACGGATGGCGAGAACCAAGAGGAGCTTTTCGAGGCGCGCTATTGTCAGGCAGCGGCGCACTTGCGGCTTGGGCAATACGCTGACGCGATACGAGCGGGAACAAACGCGCTATCCGTGAAACCCTATGGTCACGTCTGGGCAGTAATGTCCGAAGCGGCCCTACTCTATGCCACAGAGGCAAAGGCGCAAGGGCTATTCGAGTTATCGGTGCTTTATGCTGACAAGGCACTCAATGCAGGGCGGTCGCGGACGGCGCTGTGGACCTGTGATCGAATGGTGACGGTCGTGCCATTGCAACTCAAGGCACGGGCACTCATGGCTCTAGGGCGTGGGCGAGAGGCATTGACGGCGCTTGACTTGGGACTAGTCATTGAGCCTCAAGACGAGATCGTGCGTCATTTACGCGCTGAACTATGTGCAAAGATGGGAGTTTTAGAATGAGCAAAAAGAAGCAGCAAAGACCGCTTCGCTACGTGGGCGATGGTTCTGCCTGGGTTTGGGAAACTAAGCCGCCAATAAGCCGCGACCTGGAGGCTGATGAAGTTGACGAATATGGCGGCGAAAAAGTGCTCCTGGCGAGCGGACTATACGAGGTGAAAAATGGCGATAAGCAGTAGAACTAGAAAATGCCAGCTTGGGCGTGAGGCCGCAGCGGGCACGGCGGTAGCCGCCACGACTATCTGGCGCGGTCAGGCGACTATGCAGGACATGACCCAGATCGTCTTTGCGGAAGAAGATGTGGGACAATATCCCAATCAATTGCGTACCTACGTGCCCAGCGAGGGCGCGGAGATCTCACTAGAAGGCGTGTGTACTTATGAGCAACTACCGCACATCCTAGAAATGGGCATTCAGACCGTGACGCCTAGCGGCACGACTGCGCCCTATACGTACACGTACACCTTTGCAACCAGCGCCGCGACAACTATCAAGACTTACACGATAGAATACGGTGACGCCGAAGATGCTGAAGATGCTGAGTATGTGTTCTGTGAGTCTTTCGAGATCACGGGTGCGCCGGACGAGGCGCTGATGGTATCGGCCACTCTGCGCGGGCGGCAGGTGACGCAGGGGCAGAGTTTTGCATCATTGTCACTACCAGCGGTCGAGGAAATGCTATTCAACACTTGCGTGTTGTACATTGACGCCACAGGCGGCACGGTCGGGTCAACGCAGGTCAGCAACTCGTTCCGGTCCTTTAGTTTCTCAGTGACAACGGGCTGGCAGGCCGTGCAGACCGGCGACGGTAATTTGTACTTCACGCTGGCAAAGCTGGCAGGTGCGCCAGAGATCGTGCTGGAAATCACCGCCGAGCACGATTCGTCCTGGGACAGCGCAGGGGAAAAGGCCAACTGGCTGGCTGAAACCATCAGGCTCATTCAAATCAAAGCCAGCGGCACGTCCAGCCGCGAGATGAAGATTAGCATGGCCGGGTTGTGGGAGACGTTCGGGACCATTGAGGACACGGACGGCAACTCAACGCTTACCGGTACGTTTCGGGCTGGCTATTCGAGTAGCGACACGTTGTTTTGCAACATCGCGGTGGCGAACACGCTTTCGAGTTTGCCGTAAATTAGTTAAAGGGGAGTTAGAATGTCTAAGTTAAAGTTTTTGTCTGACAATACATATCCAGAGATACGCGAACCGCTGAAACTGGATGGCTATGATCCAAAGCTCAAAGGCAGCCACGTTGAAATATGGCTTAACTGGTCGCGTGATTTCAATGACAAAATGGTAGACCACAACCGTAGAGTCTTTGAAGTCATGGGGATGCAAGCTACGACACGGGATGAGTTTGCTAAGAAAGATGGGGCGATGAACGAGTTGTTGCCTGCGACTTTTGAGCTAAATGCAAAGTTCTGGGGGTGTACGCCAGAGGAGGCTCAAAGCATCTATGATCTTGACGTGGAGCTTTGGAACTGGATTTCCGACAAAGCCAACGCCATGCGCCAGAAGTTCAAGGACCGCCGAAAAAACTGAGGCGCGGGTATGATGCGTACCTGGACGGTCACAAACGCACATACCCGACAGAATTTGAATACAAGCGTCACCTGGCACTGATTGTGAATCAATACCTGGGCTATCCGGCGGTGACGCCGTGGACAGTTGGCGACGTGCCCACGGATGACCTGGATGAGATTTTGTTTGTGGTGAGTCTGCGAGAACAGCGTGCGAAAATAGCACAAGAGGCTGAGGAGCGACGGCGAGGCAGGCAACGGGGCTCCAACTCCCCGCCCCGACGCTGATGGGGCGGGCGCGGCATTGGCCCGCCCCTGGTATTAGAGAATGGCAGCAGTACTAAAGTATATCATTGAAGCTAAAGACAAGAGCGGCAAGGCGACCAAGTCCGCCAGTGCCAGCCTAGATGGCTTGACTGATAAGGTCAAATCAGCGGGGCTGGCACTAGGCGCTGCTTTCGCCGCTGACCAGTTGGCTGACATGGCAAAAATGGGCGCGACCGCCGAGCGTGTTGAGCGCCGCTTTGCTGCATTCTCGCAAGAGGCCGGCGGTGCTGAACAGGTGTTAGCGGCTTTCCAGAAAGGTGCAGGTGGCGCAGCGTCCAAGATGGAAGGCATGGCGTCGGCGTCCAAGCTCTTGCAGATGGGCCTAGTACAAGACGCTGCTGGCATGGAGCGCGTCGTCGAAATGGCGTCTCGGATGGGCGACCAGACACAGGGCGTCACTGACCGTGTGGCTGACTTTTCCCTCATGCTCGCAAATACCTCAATTCCCCGCCTTGATAACTTTGGCATAAGTAGCGGTAGAGTACGTACCAGGATTGCGGAGCTTCAAGAAGCCACCAAGGGCATGACGCGAGAGGCCGCGTTCATGCAAGCCGTGATGGAAGAAGGCGGTGACGCACTCACCAAGCTCGGACCACGGGTTGACGACAACTTGATGTCGTTCGAGAAGATGGAAGCGCAGATGGCCGATCTAAAAGTGGAGATCGGTCAGGGTCTCGCGCCGGTGATGGTCACGTTGATGGGCGTTGTCTCTAGTCTGTTGACGGCCGTCTCGCCGCTCATTGACAAATTTGCCGAATTGACTAGTGGCGTTGAGGAGATGGAGCGGGTCATTGCAACAAATGAACAGGTTGCAACCAGTTACGGCGATCAGCTAAACGCCTTGGTTGACTCCGGCATGTCAATGTCCGATGCGCTTGGCGTGCTAGGTGGCAAATTAGACGACGCCGCTACTGAGTGGGACAACATGAGCGCGGCAGAGCGCATCGCCGTTGACCTCATGGGCAAGGGTAGCGAATATACGCACTCCATGGGACGGGCGGTTACGTCACTCAATGAGGCTATCGCTAGCGGCTCTAGCTCCTATGCAGATTATACAAGTGCGATAGAACAATACAACTCTGGTGTCACAAAATCAGAGAGCAAGATTGACGCCATGACGCAGGCCGAATACAAGCGGCAAAAGCAGTGGGAGCTTGGTGCGGCTGGCTTAGAGGACTATGAGAAGCAAGCTCTTGGTACAATGGCCGCTGTCGTGGAGCAATATGGCGAATATACTTGGGCCAACCACCAGGCTTACACAGCGGAGCAGAAGCGCATAGAGTTATCGAGACAGCAGCTTGAAGCTGCGCAAATGAACGCGACTGAGCTAGCGAATGTCACTGCTGAGACTGAGAGCTACGACCGCTCACTAATGAACCTCACGGCATCACAACAAGCGGGCATTCTGGTAACGGATGAGCAGGAAATAGCTCAGAAAAATCTGACTCATTCAATTCAGCAAAGCGCAGAACAAGCCGCCGCGATGGAAGAAAAGGCTCAGCGTGTTGGTGAAATGCAGGCCGCCAGCGCCGCCGCCAGCGCCGCCGCCCTCCAAGCCCAAGCCGCCGCCGCCGACGAAGCCGCCCGTGCCCAGGGTGCTCTAATGACCCAAATGACGGGCGCAACTATTGAGATGGTAAAGCAGAAAACGTTTGCGGCTATTGACCCGGCAGAAATTGGCATTGAGGCTTATGCCACATTGGGGCAGGAGCTTGGTGTACTAGATGAGAAGGCGGCGAATCTCGCTGTGGGTATTCCCACACTGGCCCAGGCGTATATGGATGGCATTGTGCCAACTGAAAACATGGCAGAGGCAACAACGGCTTTATTTGAAGCGGCCGGCGATGCTGACTTTAACGTTGGCGCACTGTTGGATAAATATGCTGCCGCACCAGGGCTGATAGGACCATCAAAAGAGGCGCTGGACAGCTTTAATGAAAAGATAGAAAAGACGGCGGAGATTGTGCCAGATGCTACGGGCAATGTTGACGGGCTAGGCGTAGCTGCGTCGGATACCAAAGATAGCGTATCAGGATTGACGGACGAGGTTTCAGAGCTTGAAGGCGAGCTAATTGGTCTTACGGCACAAGATTGGGTTATTAACGTCAAAGTTAATATGCCGAGCGACATAGGCAGCCCCAGTTCAGGCATTCCCAGGTATCAATACGGAGGCATTCACCCTGGCACGCCTGGTGGACCTCACACACTCGCCTGGATGGCCCCCGGCGAGCGAGCTGTGCCACAAGGCATGTCCGTTGGTCCTTATGGCCCACCTGTGAATCATGTAACAAACAACACATATCATGTGCCGTCCATGCTAGCTGCTAAGATGCTGGCAAATCAGCAGAGCATGGCACGACGAGCACGATTTGAAGGAAGGTAAAAAATGGCTCTTGACGAAAAAGCAACGCTTACAATCCCGGTACAGATCAACAAGACGGCTGGTACAGCTAGTAGCATAGCCACACTCGTTGGATCTGGTGCGCCAGATGGCGATAGTGACCCGCAACAAAGCGCGGCAAAGGGGTCTTGGTACATACAAGATGACGCGACGGATGACCAAAGCCCACTGTGGCTGAAGGTGGATGACGCTGACGCAGATGACGACTGGGTACGTGTGCTCATAGACAAAAGCGAATTGGCGACAACGCTTGAGGCCATTTTGACTATGGACGCCGACAACAAAATTCAGTTTCGTGATACGGACATTTTTGTTCATTCTAACGCGGATGGACAATTCACTATCAGCGCTGACACGAGCGTCAACATTGGCGACGGTACGAACCAGGTCGAGATTCAGAGCGATGGTGAGATACAGCTTGCGGGCACGGCCAAAGTTACCCGCGCCGTTCGTCTTGACCTAGATGTGACACATGGTACAGCGACCGCTGAGGAGTTCAAGGGTTCACCAAGTATCAACCTGGACGCCGATGGCGAGGAGTGGTTTATCTCGTTTGAAGCTCCGAACGACTGGGATGAGGCTAGCGACATGACGCTGGTATTCATGGTAGCGAATGAGATAGCCGAGGACGATGGCGACGACGTAAGTTTCACTTGCCAGGTGCGCGGGTATGATACCGGTGAAACTGTGAGTGATGCAGGTCAGACTGTAAGCGCGACGCTAAACTTGACAGGCGGAACCGAAGCTATAGACATCGTGAACCGCGTGACCGGCACGATAGACTATGATCACGGCACGTACCCTATCGCGGCAGGTGACACGGTAGTCTGCAAGTGCGCCGTCAACCTTGGCGGCGGCGGCGAATGCACTGGGCCGTTGCACGTTATTGCGCAATGGGTAGAGTATACCGCATCGAAGTTGGGGACGGCAACGTGAGCGTAGCGGACAAGATTAAGCAACACACGGCCTGGCTCAACGATGACGGTGGGCGACGCGCCGTATTTTACTCGGACGACGATGTGCCGCAAGACCTCGCTGGCCTGGACCTGCGCATGGCGCAGTTTCATAGTGTAAACCTGAGCGGTCGTGACTTGTCAGGCGCAAATCTGAGCCAGGCAAAATTCTGGCACGCGAGCTTTGCTGGAGCCGACTTGTCGGGCGCGAGTTTCACAGGTGCAATTTTGGATAAGTGCAACTTGCGCAGCGCTGATTTGACTGGCGCAGACTTCACGAATGCCTATATGCGCGGGTGTGTCCTGGTTGGCGCAAAGGTAAAGGATGCGGTATTTGACTATGCTGATTTGAATGAGGCAACACTAGGCCGGTCATGGCGTGAGATGCGTCAGCAAGGCGCGAAAACGGAGCACGTGCGGGGATGGCAGTAAATAAACTCAAGCGCAACTCAACGGAGATTAGCCTCGTGGCTGGCACGGATGGATTTCATATTCAGCGCGGTGGGTATATCCCTGCCACGGTAGAAAGGAATCGGGACGGAACCTACCCGCCAGAAGTCAATGAGGCGCTATCGTGTTTCGTCACTGGAGATGATACAGATGACATGGCGAGCAAGGTGCGCGCTGTGCGCATTATCTTGCGCCAGTCCAGTGATGCTCAACGTGAACCCGTAGATGATAACCTGGTGTGGTGGCACAGGCAACTTGATAATGAAACCCGCGAATACCGGGCGATGGTCAAACATGGCAAAGTGGAGCAGCGGTCAAGCGTGTATGGTCCACCTGCATCGCCCGGCAGCTTTCTCCAAGACGTGGGCGTGGGGATAGTGCGCACGCCATTGTGGGAGTACGTTACGGCTGGAACAGTGACTTCGTCCGATCTTGAGTCCGCTGGTGACATCTGGGATTATAGCTCAGGTAGTCTGTACACGATTCACGGCGATGCCCCTGCACGGATTCGCTCGATGAATCTCACCAGCCCGTATACTGGACAGGGACCATTAACGGAGTGGTGGCTTGGTTTTCGGACGGACCGATTGGGAGACCGTTCCAAGTTCGCTCCCGTATGGGACTGCGCAGATGGCACAGGGGTGACAGATACAAGCGCGAGTGGCGGCGTAATGGTTTGTACCTTTGCTGACACGTCTATGCAGGAGCGATTCACGCTGGCATTGAACCAGGTGACGAACATCACGGCTGGTGATGAGGATGAGCACCGAGGACGATTTCTCGTGCTCTTGCGTGCCGCGACGACGAGTACTAGAGAGGCCCGACTCTATCTCAAGAGTGGCTTTGCAGATAGTGGAGTATGGAAAAATCACGATTATGTCAAGGTGGCAGACACGAACTATTTATTCTATCCAGTGGGTGAGATTCAGATACCGCCAACCGGGCGACACGAAACACATAGCGAATCTTACTGGAAAGATGAGCAGTATTTTAGTCTGGCGATAGAAGCTGAAAGCATAACGGGCAGTGGCAACCTCAACATGGATCGATTCGTCGTTGTTCCTCTTTCAGAGGGGTCGTGTCATATCAAGGACGGATACGCCTACTATAGTGCAGGAACGACGTATCGCACCTGGGTACTTTGCACGCCTGAAGGTGACTTTATTTGCAAGCTGGATCAGCAGGCTGTAGGGCACTCGCCACATATTGCGCCCGATCCCACGCTTGGCTTTTACCCACCGGTAGGGGATGGTTCACTTGTCTACGCTGCGCAACGCTCCACCGTGCAAAATACAGGTGACTATGGACGTGTGCAATTTTCATACTACCTGCGGTACGAAGAAATGATGGGGGATGGAATAAACGCATGATCTCCCTCGACCTTTACCAGAACATCACCAAAGGCTCTGACCACGTGATGAATCTCAAGCCACATTTCCAGACCTGGAAGCGCAGCATTCGCGCCATAGGTGGTTACTGGTTTGGAGATTCACTCTTTGCGGGTGAGCCGTGGCAAATGTCAGACTTTTTTCACACGGCACTGATGAAAAAGGTCGTGGAGAGCGTTGCTGGGCGCACGACCTGGCAGGGATTTATCGGGGAAATGATACTCACGTACTCCAATGGTGATAGGGTGGTGCGTAGCGTTGGACCATTTGCCAATCGCGTCAAGGTAATTTACTCCAAGATTTATCCAAACCTATTCACGGACGGCAGTGCAGAAAGCTCTACCTGGACAGCAGAGGGGACGCCGACGACCCACGCTGCTAGTACCGATCCCTATTGGCACGGTACGCAAAGCTGGCACGTGGTTACTGACGCCGCTGACGAGGGCACTTTTGTAGACGGTGCAGCGGTTTCTATCACGGCAGGCATAGCCTATGACGTGCGCTTTGATGTGCGTGTGGATTCTGGCACATGGATATTGTACGTCTACGACACAGGTACGACGGACGTGGTGGCACAGCGAGCATCAGCTAATGACGGCGAGGAAGAGCTCAAGCTGCAAATACCAGAGAGCAACACGGCGACCTCTGTAGACGTAAAGATACTTGAAACGTCCGGCAGCGGTGAAATTTATATTGATGCTGGCTCATTTCGACAAAAACCGAATCGTGCCAGCACGCCTTGGTACATACACGCCAGTAGCGTTACAGAATTCACACCCAAAGAGCTCATCATTAGCACGGATGGACGCTCAGACGAATCGGCTCGCGCCTTGGGGCAGAATCAGCTTGCGAAGCGCCAATGGCCGCGTACGCGGGGAACGGAAGACCCAATAGTCATAGACCCAAGCGCAGAGGAGTCAGAGAATAAGCCCGTTGACCTCGCCGTGTCCGCTTATGGCTACGTGGACCTCTTGCGGTGGATTTATGCTAAAACGACGCAGGGAACAGACACAGCCACAAATCATATCACGAACTTGCTTGGGGAGACGAGTTGGATTTCAGCAGGCAAGATAGCCACAAATGCCACGAATCACAAATTAGATGTGATAGATGTGCCAACGACGCTGTGGGATGCTATCGAGCAAATCATAGAAGCTGGCGAAGATGGAGACACGACACCGTACACAGGCGGCGTGTACAACTGGCGTGAGTTCGTCTACGAAAAACGCCCTACCACGGTATCAATGTACCGCAAGGGCAACCAGATCCTTGGACTGGACATGGAACCCATTGAACCGTATAACGTCAAGCCGGGGCTAATCCAGTTCCTTTCTGGATCAGAGCGGCAGGGCGCGAGCGGTCTCGACCAGGATAGACCAGATGTGCAATTCATTCGTGAGGTGGAATACGACATGGCGAGTAATACCGTGCGCCTGATTCGAGAGAGGGACCGCCATGAGCCGTAAATTGGGCATTGACAGTTTTGAAGCGGATGTGAGACGCCTCAAGGTGTATTTCATGGATCCGCCAGAGCACCAGGGCATTGGTGCACCTCATCCCGCGCTGACGATAGACGCCACGCTTGAGGACGTACTAGATATTGTGGCGGCGACCCAGGTGCTATCTGCTGACGCTGCACTAGCCGAGGGCGACCTCTTGATAGCAGACAGCAACCCAAACTTGACACTCCTGAATATCGGAGCACAGTATGCGCACCTTGAGAGCAATGGCACAACGGCGGCCTGGCAGGCCAATCTGAGCATGGCTGATGACGCCTGGATAGGGCTGGGCGCAGCGGCGGGCAGGCTGACATTTGATAGCACGCCTGCGACGGACCAGGTGCAGATAGCCAACGCTGATCTTTACGTCAATACTGGTCTGGGCGTTATTCACGCCGATGGTGTGACAGCGGGATATATTCTGCGCGCAGATGGTACGCGGTATATACCTGCCAATCCCGCTACGACATTGCCGATTGCTCCCATGGCACAGGGCGACATGCTCATCGCTGACGCCACGCCGGAGTGGAGCATTCTCACGACCGGGGCGGCAGCGGGCTATGCGCTGGTCACGGATGGAACGACGCAGGCGTGGGATCAAACTCCCAACTGGTCAGGGCTGCACAATTTTGATGCTGGGCTTGAAATAGGCGATGACCAACCACTGAACTTTGGAGATGGCGCTGACGCTATTGGCCAGTTTGTTAGCGCAAACAACCGTGTGGAGTGGACAGGGGTTGATTGGTTATTCGACGACCAGATCGTCAATGTCGGCACGGTCGGCGGCGGCAACGAACTGCTTGCCATACGCAACGACACAAACGCAGGCTTTAGTGGCCTAGAACTCGTCAATGCTGATGGTGGCGCGAGCGCTTACGTGGCCGCGAATCTCAAAAACACGGCTGGTGCAGGCCTAGACCACGCCTTAACGCTGGCGACGACCGGGACGGGATTCACTACAGCGGGACTGGCGATTCAGGATAGCGGCATTTTGCAGACGGGGACAAATATCAGCGCCCTCGTTCTACGCACGCTGGGGGCGGCTGCTCCCGTCGTCTGTGGCGTCAATGCCGCGGATGAGGTGTGGCGTGCTGATTCCACTGGCCTAGTGGTAAACGAGGACGGGCGGGATGTTGACTTTCGCGTGGAGAGTGACACGCTAACGCATGCACTTTTTGTGCAGGGCAGCGATGGAGCAACGGGAATACGAGCCACACCATCTGGTGCTGCAGGCCTGTACGTCCCGTGGGTAAGTGGCGACGCAGTTCCAACAATGTTTGTAGGTTCATCAAACACAAGCAATAACCAGGTCGCACTTTCTATTACGAGCTATAGCAGCCCGTGCATTTTCGCGCAGACACAGCAAAACTCACATTGCATTACTGGCGAAACCCTAAGCGCCACGGCAACTGACGCAGCAGTGCTTGGCTATGCCAATGGTGCGGCGATAGGTGGTAGATTTTACTCTGATACCGGAATAGGGTTGCAGGCAAATCTTACTGGTGCAGGTACGGCTATAGCTACATTCTTGGACAACGGTGCGCCTATTTTAACTATTCAAGATGGCGGCAATGTTTTACTGACTTCACCCGCAACGCTAGACCTTAATGGCATAGCTGATTGCCTCATCCTTGATACGGATGGCGACACGACCCTCAGCGCGCCGACTGATGACCAAATAGATATTGAAGTTGGTGGGTCGGATGTGGTCCACATTGATGCTAGTGGTATCGGCGTCAATGTGGTTCCATCATTCTTGTTTGAGGGCGTCAAGGACGGTAGTGTAGCTGTCCTGTTGATGGACCACTATGGTAGCAACAACGTGCAAGTCATTGGGCGCACGGCAGCGGGCTCTGAAGCGTCACCGTCCGCAACGCCATCGGGCCGTTTGCTTCTGGCCTTTGCCGGGCGGGGACATGATGGAACATCTTGGACGGCCACGCGGGCGTTTTTCGGCTCATACGCTGAGGAGAATTACACGGCTGGCGCGCAGGGAACGTACATGCGGTTTGAGACCACGGCCAGCGGTGGAACGTCTAGGTCTGAGAAAGCACGGATTACCGGCGGCGGTGATTTGCTCCTGGGCACGACGACAGCACCCACGGCGAATAGTGGCAAGGTGTTGACGGTCGGTGATAACACTGCCGATCCGACGATGGGATCAAATACTGCTGGATTCTATGGCAAAGACGTGGGCGGAACGGTCGAGGCTTTTGCAGTTGATGAAGCGGGCAACGCCGCGCAACTGACGCCGCATAATTTCGATGGACCGGTACAGCCGATACCAGGCACACTACACTGGTCGCAGTATCATCAAAATAGCTATTTAGGCGTGCGAAAGTGGTATGATATTGAGCGAGCGCTACTGGCGCTTGAGGCGTTGACTGGCGAACAGTTCATTTATACCGAACCGTTGCCGGTCAGAGAGCGCCGCAACTGGGAAGCCGATCAGCACAAGAGACTCAAGGCGGCGCTGGCCCAGGGCGAACGGCACGTAGTCAAGCGCCGCCCATTTTGGATGAGATAGGAGACTAAAGTAAAATGACAGAAGCGAATAAACAGGCGGCTATTCTGGAATGTCGTCAAGCGTATGGAACGATGCTGGCGGCCTATGAGGCGTGGCTGGTAGCGAAATACAAATACGTGGCGCTGGACCTGGCTAGTGTGACCGACGAGGACTTTGACGACGGATTGACTGCAGCCATGTTCACCACCACGTCGGCCAACATGGATACTATCACAACAGCGGTGACACCTGGCATCAGAACAAATCTGAGCACGGCGAAGATATGAGAGAGCAACTAGAACAACTCGCAAATAAGGCCCGCGCTGACATCGTAGCGGCTGACGCTGTGCTGGACCAGTTGCAACTTGATAGGCTAGCATTACAGGAGCGCCAGAAGCAACTGGAGCAAGACGCTGCACTATTACAGCAAGCACAGCAAAAGGCACTGATGGATAAACACGACGCCAAAAATGAACTAGTATTATTGGAGCGGTTGCTGGGTGGGGTAGACGAGTAGAATTAGATAGAACAACTCCAATTACACCCAGTCTCTCAAAACTGTAAAAACACCGTGTAAGCCTCAGTTTCAGCGCCATTCTGTTCACGAGCGGCTGCAAAATCCACTGGCGCGACTCTCCCGTGTTGCAATTTTGGCGACGTGCTCAAAATTATTAAGCCAGGGCCTAAAAATCTTAAGCAAACCTTTGAGTCGAGCTTGATATTTTTGGCTGGAACGCTGAAATATTGAGTCTCACAGGATGCTACCAGGTGGGAAATTTGGGGTTGGTATGAGTTATGTATGACGAGTTGACACATTGGTTAAGGCGTGCTATAATTAGAACATGCTGTGTAGATTTTGCGGTAATGAATCAGATGACATGACTGATTTCAACAGGTGGGTCAAGCCCACATTTGTTGACCATGACAAACTGCTTGATGGTGATGGTGTATGTGACAGTTGTTTGTTTTGGTTTGACGAACGCTCCGCAGAGCTTGCTGCGTTGGTTGGTAAAGACAAGCCCCAGCGCATGCGCAACTACTCTCACTTTGTTGTCAGCGGTATGTGGATACCACTTAGTAAGGCTGATAAGCAACACATGCAAAGCATCCTCTTGGGTGTGCCTTTTCCAGAGCTAGCCACGATAGCAGAAAGTGGTCAAAAACATATTGTCTTTAGGGCGCGGCGGAACCCGCTAGGTGCAACGTGTGGGTGGGTGCAGTTTGAGGAGCAATCTCTTTTTGTCCAGCCAATGGAATTAAAAGAGCTTCTGACATTAGTTGAATCCCTCCACGCCCAATTTTCTAAAGAGGAAATCGAGACAGGTGATTACGTACAGCACAGAGTTCGCCAGTTTGGCGTGGAACAGTGGTGGACTTTGGAGAGTGGGATCAAGAGCAAGCGCGGTGGCTTGCTCTTTCAATTGGCGCTATTCCTGGCGCAAAGGAGCAAAGATGACACCAGAGCATCAAGAGGCGGCAGAGTTTCTGTGGATAATTTGGCGCGGCGTACCACCAGATTACAAGAGCCGTTACCGAACGACGATATGGCAACAGTTCGAGGACCAGGTGAGGAGTGCAGCGTACACGAGCAGCCTGGGGACGTTCGTCAGCTCTCTTTGTTTGAATCTTAATGCCAACGTCGGCAAGACAAAAGCAGAGAAGGTAGAAGCCAATAAGATATTAAACTCGGGGCGGGATAGATCAATTTTGAAATTGATGAGGGACGAAACGATATTGCTCGTGCTCATGGTGCGCGTACGCAATCAGGACGCACAAGATGAGTACAAGGCACGTCGGAAAGAACAAGATGAGCTAGAGGCGGCGCTAGACGCTCCGCTATTTGAGGAGGCATAATGCACACGTACATTTTTGAGGGCGTCGTTACGGCGCTAACCAGCATCTCGCACATCGGAGAGACACACGGTATCAACTCAATGCTGCGACGCGAAAAGGTAGCGCAAGGTAACGGTACGGTAGAGATCGTGCCAATTATTAGCGGCAACTCGATGCGGGGACTTTTCCGCGACATTGGAATGTACCACATGCTACGTCAGCTTGGCTATGGCGTGAACGAAAACGGAGAGGTGCATGGTTTGAGCCTGGCAGCGTATTACATGCTCTTTTCTGGTGGCGCGTTGGAAAAAGGTGGTTCCCGCGGTCTTGATATTGACAAGGCGCGGCAGTGGCGCGAGGCTATCCCACTTCTGGCGCTCTTTGGCGCGGCGTGTGGGAATCAGATGTTGCCTGGGAAGGCTAAATTCGGTAAGGTCATCCCGATTTGCGAAGAAACTGCATGGATTCTGCCGGATCGTTTCACAGACGGCGAGCTCGTCTCGGTGTGGGATTTGTGCCAGCGCGAAGCGTTCACGCGCAAGGACGATGAGAAAGACGAAAAGCTACGTCAGTTGATAGCGCCAGAGGTACGTGGCTTGCTTGAGGCCAAGGCGGCAGATGAGCGCGCCAAAACCGGTACAGACCAGGATGTGGTAAAAAAAACGGGCCAAAAGCAGCAAATGAGATACCAGGTCGAGACGCTGGCGGCAGGCACACGTTTCTTTTGGGAAATTGCGCTTGATGATGTGACAGACGTAGAATTTGAAGCATTCGCTGTGACGCTGGCAGAGTTTGGGCGCAGGCCGTACATCGGTGGCAAGTCCGGCACAGGGCATGGCAAAGTCTCTATCAGCTTCGACAAGTGGATAGAGATAAATCCACGTATCGCGCCAACGGGAAAAGACGTTGACTTGCCGCTTGGCAATCGCTACATGAGCCATCTTGAGAGCCATGCTGACAATATCCGGGAGCTACTCAATGCCTTACGGTAAAGCTTACGAGCCATTGCGTGTCACGGCGCGATTCCGCACGAATCCAATATGTGACCAGTGGTTGCCACTAGACGGTCTCTTGTGGTATCAGGCGCATAGGCTAGCACACGGTCCACAGCAGGCCACGCTGCCGGGCGGTGTCAGGACGAACCTGCGCGGGATTCACATGCCGCTCAAAATCATCAACCATGGTACACCTGACTGGTATTTTGCGTGTTCGTGGGCACAGCCTCAGCCGTGGTGGATCGCAGAGGACACAAGTCACTGGAATAAGCGATTTGACACGCAGTACGCAGACCTGGTAGACTTTGGCACGCGACGCGGGAAGGTTATCGTTGAACAAGGCAAATATCGGGCTTATCACATGCCGGTCTTTGCGCGGGTAGCCGAGCGCGTGCATTGGTATTGCATTGGTGATAGAGGCGAAATTGAGGCGCTTCTTAGCACCATGACGCATATAGGAAAGAAAGCAAGTCAGGGGTGGGGGCGCGTGTTCTGGACAGTTGAAAGTTGGCAGGAAAATTGGTCGCTCTGGCGTAATGGTGAGTTGACGCGTGGTGTGCCAAAAGAGGACGCGCTTGAACTCATCCAGCAACACGGCGAGTTCAAGCCATTCAACATTGCGCATTATGGTCTTAGACCATCTTATTACCGGCCTGAGCACCAAAGACGCTTGGCGGTTCCAGGATGAGCATTGCCACGAGACAAAAATTGTGGAATAGAATAGAGAGTGAATTTGAAGAACCGGTCAAAGATGTAATCGCCGGAATGCGCGAGCAGGGGTGCTCGTGGGGCACGATAGCAGGCGTGCTTGGTGTGTCTACACGGGCGCTTTTCAATTGGAGAAAGTTATTTGGATTGCCTATAGACAAAAGTGCTCACAAGCACGATAACAGAAGTAGCGTAACTGAGACCGATAGGAAAGCGATGATGCTGGGTTATCAGAATGCAACCGAGGCAATTATTGACATGCGCTTGGTTCAAAGGAAGCGGTGCTGTGAAGTTGCCAGCAAGCTTGGTGTATCTGAGTTTACTGTGTATAGATACACGCCTGATAACTTGCGCGGCGTGATTTATAATCGCTCGCCAAAATGGTGGGAACAGCGACGCAGATGGGCCAAAGAAATGGCGCAAAGGCCAAGGGGAAAGAAGCACCCGTGGCGTGCTATGAATGACGAGGTATTTGGTGGACGTTCTACTTTATCAAGTAAATCGGAACCTGAATAGAGCCTACCGTACCGCAGAAGCATTTGGTGTGTCTCGGCTTTTGTTATTGGACTGCGGAAGCGCCCTCTTGGCCGGAAATCTTTTCAAGGCAAAGGATAGAGTTGATCTGGAGACGCTATCTGATTGGCCGTTGCCGTATGGCCTATTGGCTCTTGAAACCTATTACGAGCACTCAATAGAATCAACGGATTGGTCCGAGGTGACGACGATAGTGCTTGGTGGTGAATCAAATGGATTGCCAAGGTCGCTACGCGCTGCGCAGAAAGTGCAAATACCTATGATCGGCTGTGTTTCTGGGCTAACGGTAGAGGCAGCTTTGGCAATAGCTTTGTGGGAGTGGCGACGCAATGAAGATATTTGAAAGGCAAATGGCTGAAGCAAGGCTTTATGCTCGATTGCGGCAGAGGCGATACAGATTAGATTTTGCTCTGTCTGGTATTGAGGAAATGCTCAGGCTAGCTCCAAGAGCGTATGTCTCAGTCTCCTTTGGCAAACAATCTGTTTGCCTAGCACACATGATATACCAAATTGCTCCACAAATACCAATGTACTTTCTTGCCTCAGAGGAATCATGGTGGATACACAATTTTCAGGAAGTCATAGAGACGTTCTTGGCTCAATGGCCGATTGAATTAACCATTGTACAGACGCTTAATATTACAAATTCTGAATCATGGCAAGAGAGTAGAGATAAGGGGCAATGGGACTTACAAACTATGACAAAGCGTGAATATTGGGACGGTTGGTACTGGGGGCTATCTAAAGGTGAAAGCGCGGACAGAGAACGAACATTGTCAAGCCGCTGGAAAGGACAGCCCCATCCAACTATTTTTAAATATGTTGATAGTAAATACCGGTGTTGTCCAATCATGGAGTGGGAGCTCCTGGACCTGGCGGCGTATATTTCAGAGCACAACCTGCCGCTTTTGAATCTATACAAGGAGCAAGGCTTGCAAGTACGTACTACTGCCAGGGTCACAAGAATGATGGCAGATTACGGCGGTCTAGCTCGAAGCAAGTGTGAGAATTTAGAAGGTTTCAACCGCTTTGCCGCTGAATTTCCAGAAGTGCGGTGCTACACATGAAAACGAACAAATCCTGGACCTCCCTTGAAACCCGATACCTAAAATGGTACTGGCGTCATTGTACTGATGAACAGATAGGCAAGCGACTCAACCGCACTGCCGAAGCCATAAAACAAAAGCGCAGGCAACTTGGGCTGCGTAAGCTCAAGCGATGGACAGACGAAGATGACGCTAGGTTGCTAGCAAATAAACATTTGCCAGCGAGTGAACTTGCAGAGGAACTAGGGCGGTCTGCAATAGCAGTAAATCAGCGGGCGCAGAGGCTTGGCGTTGGCGTTGGCTCGATGTATTGGCAGAAAGACCAGGTTGAGTTTCTGCACAAATTTTACAAGACGATGACATGCTCCGCGATGGCTAAAAAACTGGACAGGACACCAAGGGCCGTGCAGGCCAAGTGCCGCCGGGAAGGGCTACTATTCAAACGAAACACTTGACACACTGGTTAAAGTGTGCTATAATTCTAATGTCGGCCAGGGCCATCGCGCTGACGTAGACAAGAGAGATTGGATGACATTGAGGCAATGCCCTGGTCGCGCTTTAAAAATTCGATCCCTCTCAGTGGGCCGGGAAATCAGCAGGCTGTCTGTGCGCCTGACGAGGCAATGTACCTCCGGTAGTCACCCGGACAGTGACCAGGATGACGGTTCTGGTCTACTGAGAGGGGTTGAAAAAGGGAGGCAGGCAAATGATAAACAAGGGTAATTTTGAGCAAGAGGCAGAAGAGCTTGGGGCAACGTTTGTTAGACCACCAAAAAACTACGGTTCCCCTGGCTGGAGAGCACGGGCAGACTTCGACACACGTGATGACGCTAAGGCATTTACCAGGCTGTGCATTGAGAGCGATCACGTGCGTGTGTTGTCATGCTGGACGTATGACAATCGCTCCCTGATAGCGTTTCGCTGAGAGGGATTGAGAGAAAAAAAGGTGATTAAACAAACAATAAATTATATACTGTCTCTGTGGGGCGGTCTGCTAATGTTTATCGCAATGCAGGCGCTAGGGGCGGATGGGTGGATTAGCGCATTGTCTGCTTGCTCAACAAGCATGTTTCTACGGAACCTTCTTGATGATTGATTCATCAGTCGCCACGCGGGCGTCACAGTCCAACGACCTGGGACGGCGCGTTGACCAGCCTTGAGACCCTGCGCGTGCTGGCGCTCGTGTGGCTAGTGATGGGCGAGAGAGGAAAATATGAAAAAGTACGTCGTTGTAAAAGGGAGTAGAGTTTATCATGAGCGCGTCCATGCACATTACACAAAATGTGGCTTGCGTGTTCATAATGGGCGGGCTGCTCTCTATCAAGAAAGACCGAGCTTGAAAATGTGCAAGAAATGTCAACGATAGTTCATCACTCACCAGGGGCACTCTACCCCCCTATAAGGCACGGAAACTGGCTCAGCGTGGCGGGCGCGAATGCTACCCGCCCCTAGCCCAAGATGGTGCGCACCGACCGTGTGTAGAGTGTCCCTGGCGGTGGATGAGCACTTGTCTACCGCGCCAGTTGGCCCGTGGCGACTGTAGCAGAAGTGACACGCACTACAGCGGTCCTGAATGTGTCCCGACCGTGCCAGACGTGGCTAGGCAGGTGAAAGACCTGGCCCACGGGCTGACTTTAACAAAATGTTTGCTCTGTTCGTGACGGGGAATCACCGATCAAGCCTGCTCAGGCCACGGCCCCACCAGAGCAATGACGGCAGAGCGGCAACATTGGCGCGGAGAGGGTTCCGTAGTACAAAGTGGGTTCGACTTCCCAACTGCGCCAACATCCCGTAGCGGGCATTAGTCCGTGGCCCATGATCAAGGCCGTGGTGAAACCCAAGCTCTGTGTGTTGACCGGGGCGCTTGAGGGGGTGAAGCCGAAAACACAGGTGAGTAGGTGGAAGCTAACGGACATTAGGGATAACAACCGCGCCCGTGCTGGTTCCCGCAGCCAAACAGGGCGCACGAGCCGGAGTGCGATAGCAAAACCGGCAACACGGGCCAGAAGTTGCCGCTCTTGGGATAGCGGTTGTGCTGTGACTGGCAGGTCACAGAATAGTGGGGATGACAATGCTAGCAAATAGTCCCCGCGAGGGAGTTCAAGTCTCCCCTGGTCCACTAGTGTGAGTAGAAGATGCGCCGCCGCCGGTCGGCAGAGAATAATAACCGGCGAGAATGCTTATTCAGAGGTGGAAAAAATGACCTACAAAGCCAAAGTTGTCAAAGTCTATACGCGACCCCATCCAGATGCTGACAGACTAAAATTAGCCACAGCACTAGGCTATCAAGTCGTTGTTGGTCTGAATACGCAAGACGGTGACTTGATGGTGTTTTTTCGATCCGATGGTCAACTAAGCGAGCAATTTGCACAATCCAATGACCTAGTTCGGCGCACAAATCCAGAGACGGGAGCAAAAGAGGGTGGCTTTTTTGAAGCTAATCGTCGCGTGCGCGCACAGAAATTCCGTGGCGCAAAGAGCGAAGGGTTTCTTGCGCCGCTGTCATACTTTGAATTTACAGGTCATGATCTTGATAGGCTCAAGATAGGCGATGAGTTTGATAGCCTTAATGGCGTACCAATTTGTAATAAGTATGTCACTAGAGCCACGCGACATGCGCGCCAGCGCAGTATCAAACATCGCCGTGAAACTACCATGTTTAGAATGCACATTAAAACTGACCAGTTCAGAGATGCAGCAGATATTATACCGCCAGAATCACTCATAACGATCACGGAAAAATTGCACGGCACGAGTCACCGACTTGGTCATGTGCTGGATAAGATGCCGCTGCCGTGGTGGAAACGAGCACTGAATAGATTTGGCGCTCGATTTAGTCACAAAATGGCTTGGCGCTATTTGTCTGGTACGCGGCGTGTAATTCTTGAGCACCATGACGGCGCAACTTATTATAGCAACGACGGTTTTCGTTACAGGGCCGTCGAAAGACTACAAAACAATCTCCACAAAGGCGAAGTCGTCTATATGGAGATTGTCGGATGGGCTGGCCAAAACGAGCCCATTATGCAACCGCAAAACATCAGCAAGCTCCGTGACGGGGATGTCAAAAAGAGCTACGGTGACGAGATGATATATTCCTACGGCTGTGAACCTGGGGAGTGCAAGGCATTTGTCTATCGTATCGTGCAGGCAAACGAGGACGGTGTGCAATTTGAGCTCCCGTGGCGCGATGTAAAACGACGCTGCGATGAGCTTGGCATTGATCATGTACCGGAGTATAGTCAGCGTTTTCATACCCTGGATGGTAGAGGGTTGCGCGCCGTAATTGAGAGCTATATTGACGGGCCTTCTGTGCTAGATAGTAGCCATATCCGTGAAGGTGTGGCTATTCGAGTTGACAATGAACACGGTACGCACTTCTACAAACACAAGTCATTTACCTTTGGCTTGTTAGAGGGCTACCTAAAAGACAGTGAAGATTTCGTGGATCGTGAGGAGGCGGCTTGAGAATTGGTAGTATTGCGGGCTTGGCGAACCAGGCGGCGAAAATGACCGGTGTGTGATAACTACATCGTTAACAATTGGACGCCTGCCGCTGTCGTCATACTGAAGGCGGTCAAAATACTACCAATTCTCAAGCCGCCGGCAACTTGGACGCATAGCACAGCCTGGTAGTTGCGCTGCACTGAAAATGCAGAAGTCGCCAGTTCGAATCTGGCTGCGTCCATCATACCCAATTCGCCCGGTCGCTTGTACCGTGGGTGTCGGAAGTGACGGTATCCTGGGCCATCGCTTAAATTGGTACTAGACCTCTGAAACGAAATTCCAGGACGGGAGACGCGGGCACTATGAGATACAGGACCAATTCTAGTTAAGGTCCACTAGTGTGAGTAGAAGATGCGCCGCCGCCGGTCGGCAGAGAATAATAACCGGCAAACTTTCACAATTGAGAAGCCAGATGGAGACTACAGTCAATCAAATCTTGAGCAATCAAGCAAAAGCCAACAACAAATATTACACCGTTCTTGCCAATGAGTACACAATTGTTGCGATATCAAGGTGCGGCAGCGTGGCAGAAGATCTGCTGCGGCACGAGAGGGAACGGACGTTTCTGGGCAGGATGCTGTTGTGTGATTCTGCTTCAGGCAACTGGATTGTGGAATTGTACTAGACCAAGCACATGGGACCGTAGCCCAATTGGTAGAGGCGCTTGACTTAGACTCAAGAGGTTGCAGATTCGACTTCTGCCGGTCCCACACACCGACTGACCAAATGGCGACATACTGTGCCAAGGCGATGAAGGTGTCACGGGGCTTGTTCCCTGCACGAGCCCCCGTCGGGCGGTACTAGGCCGTTGACAAGTCAGGGAAATAGGGCTATCCTAGTTAAAGCCCACATGCGTCAGAGGCTACTATTGGTTGTGTAGCGCCGGGCTGTAACCCCGGTCCCGATTGGGTAACATTGGCAGTTCGATTCTGTCCTGACGCATTCGCAAGCACGTTAAAATCCACAACTGCCCAGGGCGCATCCATCTGCCACTGCGATTGCCATACCCTGGTCAAGGTGGCAAGCGGGGGCGAAGCCGGCTTTAGCCTCAGTGCAATAATTCGACAAGGGCTGTGAGCACTGGTGCGTCCTGGGCAGCAGTGGATATGGCACGGGAGCGTTGGCGATTCGCTCTAGGATAAAGGACTGAGGTGCGGGTTCAATTCCCCAATCGCAGGCGGCCTCAATCCGAGACAGTTTGAGTCTGTCACGTGCCACTAGCAGCGCCATTGAGGCGGCGCTGTCGCACCCGACCGGTGGCACTGGTCGGACAACAACTGAAGGGGCGCGTGCCGACAGTGTGAGGACGCGCCCCAACCGTACAGGAGATATCATGCAAATCATAAGGACAAAAGAGGAAATCGAGCAACTTTACAACGATGCAGCCGAAGGCATAGACCAAGGCTCAAAGTTTCCCGGCATGAGCTATGAGGAGGGGATAATTGAAGTGCTGCGCTGGCTAGAGGAGTCTGGCGCTGCATATCCTCTCGAAGGTTGACAGGGCAATGGCGCTGGTTGAGAGGCATTTGAAATGCTAAAAAAATTACGCATCATTCAAAAACTAGTTGACGCAAATGAAGAACCACTCGAATTATTCAGGCAGTGCTACAGAGTCCATGATTATGCGCATGGTAATCGTCCTGTGAAAACCATGCCATGTGGTAGCTGTGCAGTGCCAGATACACCAAAAGCTCTTTACCGCTTGCTCTATCTGCTGCAGCCAGAGCATCCTATTGATTTTTCCCAAATGTACAAATCTGGGAGCATAGTAGAAGTTTGCAGCCCGGATTATCAATTTTGTGCAGCCGTTCAGTTTTTCAAATATGAACTAGGAATCTATTTTCATTGCACCGGCGAACATCATAACGGAGAATTTCCATTCTTGACAGCGGGCTGGCCCGGTGCGGATAACGGGCAGGAGTGCACGTCAGATATAGGCAATCTTTGGTATAAAACGCTAATCAAGTGCCTGACACATGAGATAACTATTTATCCAGGCAATGATTTTGTGGTGTGAGAGATAATGACATGCGCGGATATGGTCGTTTGGATTAGCCTTGACCTCGATTACCTTACGGGCGACTGCCGTATTCCAGGCAAGCCACAGGCGCAATGTGCGTGGCAGTGTGGTGGGTGCGTGGGGCGAGGGCGAGGACGTGGCGAGGGCGGTCAAGAACGCGACGACGCCCTGGCAGAATTTGAGCGCATTCGCCAATGGCTCATGACGCTGGACATTGCCGGGCCGGTCGTTGTGCGCGACTGCCACGCCGACATTGTAGAGTGGTTGCGGCCCGGCGATGTGGTATTAGATTGGGACGAGCACTGTGACGCCGAAAATTACACCGGTCAGCTTGACTGCGGAAATTGGATCACGCTGGCGCAGGCCAATGGCGCTGTAGTCAAAGAGCGCCGAGGGATGCCACTGCCAGAAATCACCAGTCCAGTACATTTGTTCATCGCCGTCAGTACACCGTACACGTCTACGGTGTGCGACCAGGCGCTCTTGGACATGCTGGCGGAAATAGGGCAGGTAGATTTTGATTTGGGGGTGAAGCGGTGAAAACTTGCCCACATTGCCAGTCAGAAGTGGACCCACGCGGGTACTATCAGCACGAACGCTCGTGCAAAAACCACCCTGGGCAAGAACGGCTTGCTGAACTCTGGGATGAATTGCACAATATGCACCAAATAGGTCAGATTTGCAACGAGACACCTCACTCTACTGTCAGGTTATGGCTAGAACGCGCCGGTCTGATTGAACCGCTTTTATATCAAGAGGATACCTACCCAGTCTTTCCAGAGTACCGGACTGCTTCGTGCGTCGGCGGTTGTGATAAATGTGATATTATCACACGAGCGGCCTGCGAGGTGCGCGTGAGGATGGGGCAGATGGTGCTCGGAGAGGCGTGGGATGAGTACGATTTGGCGCTGGCGGGGATAGAGCGATGAAAGCAACACTATACATCCAACTGAATAAAGGTCGGCCAACAGAACCACAGCCTATTGAGTGCGATTTCTCTTACCATGACAGCGTGGCGCATGTCTCTATTGACGGGCATGTCAGATACACACTAGAACACGCCACGTTGAAAATGGTCAGCGAGGACCGGATGGTCTTCATTGGGCAAGAGCGGGTAGAGGGTGTGCGGTACGCTCAGAAGTGGGTGTTGGAGTGAAAGCGTTCTTTGCCAGCGGCGGCGTACAGCTATACCAGTCCGACGTGCTGGACTGGGCCACCTGGTATCGCGGAGAGATTGAGGCGAAATGAAGCCCTATTACCAAAAAGGCGGAATCACAATCTACTTGGGCGATTGCCTTGAGATCATGCCACGCCTTGACGGGCCTTTCAATGCTATCATATCAGATTGGCCCTATGGCGTGACATCCTGCAAGTGGGATTCGGTGATTCCGCTAGAACCACTATGGAAAGAATGCAAGCGGTTGAGCAATCTGGCAGTGTTGTTTGGGAGTCAACCGTTTACGAGTCAATTGGTGATGTCTAATTTGGAATGGTTTAGGCATGAGTTAATATGGGAGAAAGACGGTGGCGCAGCATTTATCCTCTCTGGTCACAGACCAAATCATGTACATGAAAGCATACTTGTATTTTCATCACGCTACTATCATCCTAATGCAAAGAATAAGGCCACTTACAATCCAATTGTTTTTTCTGGCAGAAAAGCAACTCTAGCAGAGACAACAAAGTATAGAGAAAAGTCAAAGCGGCTAAATGATATCAGCTATCGTCCTAACCCAACCAAGCAGATAACATATCCAAAAGATGGCACTTACTTGCGTAGCGTTCTGTACTTTAAGAAAGACAGACCTGTTTTACATCATACGCAAAAGCCAGTGAAGCTCCTGTCTATCCTTGTCCGTACCTACACCAATCCAGGTGACATCATTCTGGACAATACCTGCGGCTCAGGCACAACCCTGGTTGCCGCACAGAACGAGGGACGCCGTTGCGTCGGCATAGAAATCAGCGAGGAGTACTGCCGCATCGCCGTGGACCGGCTGCGCCAGCCGTCGTTCTGGTCTATACCGGAGAACAACGAGGTGACAGTGACGCAGGCCGCGATGGACCTAACTTATAGAGGAGAACAAACAAATGAATGAAACAACCTGTTCCCGCTGTGGGACCCCCTGCCGGGTCGCGCCCTCGGACGACAGCCCCAATACGAGATTGCTCAAACGCTCGTCCACACCAGACGGCGTGTGTGCAAGTTGCGCGATTACGGCGTTCATCAAAGGTGTACCGACGCTCATGGCTGGCATAGAAAAGAATGGCGTGAACATCTTGCGCTTGCCAATGATACAGGAGCAGTTCACCGGCTTACTGGACGCAGGCCAGTCGGACGCCTCGCCAGACGAGGTGGACTGGGACCGCGTGGTGGAGAATTGGGACCTATGACGTTGCTGGACAACTTGGAGCGAAATGGTCAAAATAAAAGTTGAATTCGTGCTTGAAGCGCCTACGCGCCCTAGTAAATGGGCCATCGTAGAAGCGGTCAGACAATACGCCCAATACTGGGAGTGTGGCGAGTGGTACAGTGACTATAATCCAGGTATGCCAGAAGGGGTAAAGTATGCAGCGGTCAATATTGAATTTGAAAATATTGAAGTGGTACCACTAGAGCTTGAGCAGGTCGCGCAAGCGGCGATGGGCCTGGGAGAATAACAATGCTCGCCTGTACAATCTGCCGCAACTCAGGCCGTCCCGCGCTCTACCAGGACGCGAGCGGCTGGCACGGTTGTGTCAGGATACACGACCGGCTACACGTCCGGGTCCACGACCACGGTACGCAGAACAGCGCCCTGCTGGCGCTTGAGGAGTGGGCGCGGCGGCGATTTGACGAGTGGGACGTTGTAGATGTTCTGGTGAAAGAGGATGCACAACTAAGGATGTTTTAAAAAGGAGAAAAAACGGTGAAATGCCAATGCGGAAATGAAACCAACCAAACGTGCGGCGCGTGCGGTCGCCCGATTTGCCCGAGCTGTGGCAACTGGGGATACTGTGACGACTGCCGCGAAAAAATCAAGTAGCTGAAAATGATAGAGTTTGCATCGGTTATCGTCGTCGTGTTGATGTTCGCCATGTTGTGGCGGGCGATGGATTAGCTGTAAAAGCGAGTCTCCCAAACTCGCCGGGCGTGCTTTGCCCCGTGCTTTTGTGCAGAGGCGCGCAAGGCATTGCACGCCCAAGTTTATTATTATGAGCAATCACTATGTTTGCCCCCATTGCAAGAAAAGGTTCCCTGCCTGGTATTGGGGCGTCCCTGGGCACGCCGGCGCATTCGGGACGGTGAAAATACGCGGACTGGCTAGGGCCAATTTTGAGCGACACAGGCGCGCTTGCAAACGGCGCGTGAAACGAAAAGCTCCACAAAGGTTAGAAATTCCTGAAAACGCTTGATTTTATCTGTGTTCTGTGATATTATAGAATGCAGATGATAAAGTCGAGGTGGGAAATGAACCGATTGGATCAAGCGCGGAAAAGTGTTAGCTCTCTTGTAAAATTTCTCAAAAAGCGCGATTATTGTAACGCGGACGACTTGCTCCGTCCACTAGAGCGAGCGCAGAGAGAAATTGAGCGAGTCGTCAATGCTGCACTTGACGACGTGGATAGGCTCCTCGCCAGGTACGCTGAGGAGGCGTACCTGTATGCGGAAAATCGCATGGTCTTGCCAGATGGTACGCCAGACCCAGTTAGCAAGCGAGAGCAGCGAAAAGCTACAACAGAGCTGAGGCGTATCAATAAAACAAAAACAAAACTTTTGAGTTTGCGCTATGGCCCATAAGTGGAGACTGGAAGGCGTGTATCGCCGTTGTGTCTTTTGCGCCGTCATGCAGCGCAGGGAGCGCAATCGTGATACTTCATACCGCTGGTATCCTCTCGTCGGGCGCTGCCCTAGCACCAAAGACGGGCGCAAGCCCATGCGCCGCGAAGCCATTCTTACCGCTATCCGTGACGGACGACATACGCCAGCGGGAATAGCGGCGCACATGGGGATATCACTGCCGCACACGCGGTCAGCCCTGTCACTGGCGAAAAAGAAGGGGCATGTTGTCAATCCAGAGCGGGGCAGGTGGGAATTAGCATAGCTTTGACGCTGTGCGGCTTGCATATCGCCGTAGTGGGAGTATGATAGGGGCACTGCGCACCAAACGATTGAAGCGGGAAGGGTGATCCGCTTGACACTATGCTTGAACCATGATACGATAGAATCGTCACAGAGTTAGTCAGGTCGGAGCTTTTTGTTTTTTAGGCATAGCGCCAGACTGGCGATGCTAGCCAACCCCGGCTTGACTCTGTGACAGGAACAAGCACCGACGGGGTTGGTTTTTTGTTAGGCCAGAGAATGAGCAAGACATTTATTTTAGAATTGCCATTAAAGACAACGCCGTGTCAGGAAAAAAAACTCCTGGTGCGCTTTGAGACCGCCCGCCAGGTTCACAACGCCGTATTGGGCGAGGGCCTGAAGCGGTTGAAGTTGTTGCGCGAGTCCAAGGCTTTCCGACGTGCCTGCAAGATGCCCAGGGGCAGAAACGGGAAAGACGCCACGGTTACTCAAAAAGCACAATACAAGGCGCGGGTAGAAGCCTTTCGTCAAGCGGATGCAGCCGTGGGCATACGCAAATACGATTTGATGAGTTGGGCGACACAGTTTACACACTCCTGGATTCGTGACCACCTGGGCAGCCAAGAGGTCAAGGCTGTTACGGCTCGTGTTTGGACGAGCGTCAACCGTTACCGGTTTGGGACCGACAGGCCGTGCAAGAATGGTCGAAGGTGCAAGAAACCCAAAGAGACCCGGCGCTGCGACCTTTGCGGCAAGCCAAGATTCAAACGGTACGGCCAGGTGCGCAGCGTGGAGAACATCACCAACTTGCAGGGCTTGCGCTGGCGGGACAAGGGCAATTACGTTCAGTGGCGCGACCTGGAAATACCCGCCGTCGTGGACCGGGACGACCCAACCCACGCCCACGGCCTCGGTTGTCGGGTCAAATACGTGCGCATCATCCTCAAGGTCATCAGCGGGCGCAACCGGTTCTACGCCCAGTTGGTGCTAGAGGGCCATCCCCTACAACGACATCCCACAGTTGACGGCGCTGTCGTCGGCCTAGACATTGGGCCGTCCACCGTCGCAGTAGTAGGCGAGGACGACGCCTTTCTGGTCCAATTCTGCGCAGAGCTTGAGGACATCGAGCACGAGATACGGATTTTGCAGCGCAAGTTGGACCGACAACGGCGTGCCAATAACCCCGACTGCTACGACGAAAAGGGGCGCGCCATCAAGGACAAGAGACCACGCAACAAGTCCAAACGTATGCTCAAGACGGAAGCGAAACTGGCCGAGTTGCAGCGCCGGCAGGCCGAGTACCGCAAGAGCCTGCACGGCCGGCTTGCCAACCGCGTGCTTGGGATGGGCAACGTTGTCAAGACCGAAAAGTTGTCCTACCGGGCCTTTCAGCGCCAGTATGGTAGATCGGTCGGGAAGCGCGCACCGGGTACGTTCGTTGAGATGTTGCGACGCAAGACTGAGGGCGCGGGCGGTCGGGTCGAGGAGTTTTCGACGTATCGTACCAGACTGAGCCAGATATGCCACGGCTGCGGCACGATAGAGAAAAAACCTCTGTCGCAACGTTGGCACGAGTGCGAATGTGGCATAGAGGCTCAACGTGATCTTTACTCGGCATTTCTAGCAAGATGTGTCGAGAATGATACCCTAAACGCGGACCACGCGAAAGAAAGCTGGTCGGGTGCGGGTCCGCTCCTACAGATGGCGTTTAGGGATGCTAAATCTGCAAATGGCAGGCACAAGCCTTCCAGCTTCGGCTAGCCGGAGTCAGAGCGGATCATCTGAGACAATTGTCTGCAAATTTAATGTGAATGTGTCTAAGACTGTGGATGTCGTACCGTTGAAAAATACGGGAGGGCCACAGAGAGGACACTGGACATTAAAAACCCTATGCACGCGGGGAAATCATTACACGGGAAATTCCTAGTGGTTCCCCCGTGGGCGCGAGGGTGGACCGTGACCAGGTAATCGCCAGAGACTACGGTCTCTCGGTTCCCCCGTGGGCGCGAGGGTGGACCGTAGAGATAGTTGACCAGATTCAAAAATATCTGAAGCATGAACAGCTTGACCGCGCCTTTGTGCTATTCTGGACGCTTGGATTAGAGGCCGATGAGGCGAAAGAGGCAGTTAGGGATTTGCTTGAGGAGAGAATCTGACATGAACAAGACAGGCATAGAATACATGGATTTTAGCTGGAATCCAATCGTCATGCGCTGCCAGCCGATTTCCGCAGGCTGTGACAACTGCTGGCACTTGCGCATGGCGAATCGACTGGCTGGCAATCCAAAAATATCCGACGATGAACGTGCGGCCTACGCTGGCGAGATTCCGCCGCTGTTGGTTGAGGACCGGCTTGAGAAACCGCTAAGGCGTAAGAAGCCAGCGCGGATTGGGGTGCAGTTTATGGGAGATTTGTTTCACGATGACGTGCCTGATGCGTTCATTTTTGACGTACTCGCCATTATCGCAAAGTGTCCACAGCACACATTTCAAATCCTGACCAAGCGCCCCAAGCGCATGGCATATTTGTGGCGTCATGCCAAAGAGGCGGCCTATCCTAATCTGTGGCTCGGCGTCACCATCGAGAACCAGAAAGCCGCCGACGAGCGTATACCGCTCCTTTTGCAGACGCCAGCGGCAGTGCGGTTTGTGAGTTGTGAACCGCTGTTGTCTGAGATTGACCTGGAACCATACCTGCAACAGTGGCGGTGTCCCAACTGCCGCGATTGGCAACATGGTAGCTCTTTTTGCGACTGCTGTAATACTGAGCAGTGGGAGAATATTGGCAAAGCGGAGCGTCGGGCAATTTCTCTCGTGATTGTTGGCGGTGAGACAGGCCTCGGCGCACGCCCCATGCATCCTGACTGGGCGCGAAGTCTACGGGACCAATGTCAGGCGAACGGAACTAAGTACTTTTTCAAGCAGTGGGGGGCATGGGTAGATTCCGTAAACATGCCGCAGGAAACTATTGATGAAATTATGCCGGTTTCCGCGTCAAGGACTTACCAGCGCGACGGCTGGCCTGAGATGTATCGCGTCGGCAAAGCCCATGCCGGACACCACCTGGATGGCGTGGCGTGGAGAGAAATGCCGGCCAAGTATCACCAGGGGGCACGCGTAGCGAGGTGAACCAATGTGGGAAATAGAAATTGACGATGAAATGGTCGAGATCAACCAAGACCCCGCCGACGTCACCATGCGACTACAGGAACACAAAGATGAGAACGCGGGTACGCCTCAATCAACCATGACCCTGCTGTTCGAGTGCGGGGTGATCATGTTCCGTGTCGAACTCGACACGGGGCAATTTATACGACTCATGCAAGGGCGCACCGTCACCGCCCTTGCCCAATTCACCCCCGTAGTCGCAGTCCGCGCTGAGGATTTCAAGCTGACACATGGGCTAATTACGCTAGACCCTGAGACGTTGGGGATGGTAGAATGAATCATATCTACGTACAGGCATACAGAGAGCGAGTGGAGCAACACCGTGAACTAGTCGCGCAACAGTGCCGCGAGTTGGGTGTACCTGAACTGCAGGCCAGAATTCACGACCTGAGCAAATACAGTCCACAGGAACAGCCGTTCTACATCATCAAATTCACCATCCCACGCCTGACCGGCGCTGAACCATTAGAGCAGGATGAGGTCAATTTCCGCCAAGCCCTTCAGCACCACTATGAGTGCAACCCTCACCGCCCGGAGCACTGGCGCGGTGAGTCTATGCCGGGACACTACATTCGTGAAATGGCTATCATCCGTAGCGTGTCGAGAGAAATTTGATATGATGCACCGACACACCATTGATATACTATGGCCGCTGTTGCACGAGTTGGGCTACGTGGACAGCGGCCATTTGGGATGGTATTGTAGAAGTGGGCTAGAAGGTAGGTGCAAGCATGGATAAGTGTCACTATTGTGGATTTGAGTATCATCCTATGCCGGTCTATCGCCTGAGCAACGACCGGTCTAAATGGCGCGTGACGACACCATATCAAATTCGCGTCTGTCACTTGCGAGCCACAGAAAAAAAATGGTGATATTGAAGTGCAAGACTGGACCGAATGCGCGGATAAAGCCGAGACGGATGACTATGAGATACGATGGGATTTGACGCCAAATAGGAGATACCATGCACCTCTACAGATTTGACGATGACAAAATTGTAAGCGCGAAAGACGCATCTATTGCACGCGACATCTACGAGCGGTCAACTAACACATTCAGCGCCGGATCTCCCCATCAACTGTATGGACACATTACATTCGCGTGGGGCGAAAGCATGAAACTTGCCACACCGGCAGGGGCAGAGGTAGAGTGCATTGACGGAATAGTCTACGCCAACGCCGACGCTGACGATTGGGCAAATCACTGGACCAATTCTATAGTTGAATTTCAGCACTGGGGAGAGCAATAGCCAGCCCGGCAAGACCTCTTTGCCGGGTAGCCAGACTTGAGTGGCTTTTGTTTCAGGAAGGAGAAATCAATGATCGAAGAACGAAAAAGGGCCTGGAACGCCACAAAAGGCAATTGGGGAATAATCAGAGACCTAAATTCACTGAACATTGAAGAAGAACAGGACTTTCTCGATTTTTGCAAAGAGAGGGGATTGTCTGTTGGGGATGACCCTTACGATGGAACCTGGGACGTTGATTATGACGTTCTGAAAGAGGCGTACATAGAATGGGCGACTGATGCTGGCGTGTGGATTTGTCCACGCATGCGAGAATGAATATATCTTGCTGCACAGCCAGACTTGAGCGGTTTTTGCTTTTGAGGGGAAAGACAAATGATAATCATAAAATGTGAGAAATGCGATTATGAAAGTTCAAACTCCTATACTTTCTGCAACAAGAGATTTTCATATTTTGATAGTGCGAACAGATCACAGCGATGCCATTTGTGTGACGCCTGTCAGACGAAACTTCAATCAGCTATAGATAAGACTATAGCTAAATTTCTTGGTGAGGACACCGTTAGAGATTGGTCAGAGAACCAAGGCGTTGTCTAGTTTACCCCTTGACAGCGACGCCGGAATGGTGTAAGATAGAAATGCGCGAGCAAAAGAAGCGCAGCGGGAATGGCAAGCCCGTCTAGCAGAGATAGCGTAGCAAAGGCGTTTTTTGGTCTGGACCGTTGACCGGTTTTTCTCTAGCTAGGAGAGCTTGCCAACGGCCAACGGTACAGGCCAGAGAACGTCTTTTGTTTTAGGAGAAATCATGAACGCAAAGGAAATTCACGAATATGCCAGGGTCAATGGCGCGTACACGGTATGGAAAACATGGCGCGACACAATGCTGGCACAAGGCAGAGAAGTCAAGCCAGAGTATATGGCATGGCCTATACCAGAACGTGATATTGACCTTGACTTTACGATAGCGAGTGAGGTCATTGTGGATTTTTTGGCGTGGGTCGAGACTGGACATGGGGCAGAAGATCGTCACCTGTCCACGAAAGAACAGAAGGCTTTTTGTTTTTGAGAGGAGAGATCAATGGCCGAGATCCGAAAAATGCTTAATGTCACAAATGTTGCAAAAGTTACAGAGTGCATGATTGATTCATTTGTTGAATCAGGTATAGTTAATGCAGTCATGAACATCGTAACGATTTCATACATTGCCGCTAGTATTTTTGTGCTTGTTGTGGTAATTCCTGGACTATTGTGCGCCTATTTAAATTTGCTGGTTCAGTAAGCGCCGGGCAACTGGCGCTGTTCGGGTGGTAAAGGAGTTGAGTCAGTGACAGACAGCATCGAGCTTCCTTCCATCCCCCTCGCCTGCCCTCTCTGCGCCCAGCCCCTCCCCGCGCACCCTTATCACCTCGCTCCGTTCGCCCGCTTCCTCTGCCCCCAGGGTCATTGGTTGCGCTGGAAAGAAATCGGGACAGAGCCAGCACAAGAGCCACTTTGCCTCGCCTGTGGGGGCAAGATGGTAGAGCGGTCGGGCAAATATGGACCCTTTCTGTCTTGTGAGTGGTATCCTGGGTGCAAGGGGAAAAGGCATAGGATAGTTCGGGTCGAGAGGCCAGTTTATGCGCTGGCGTCTTGGCCGCCGCCGGCTGCGAGTGAGGCCGTGGTTGAGTTCGCGGTGGGGCTTGAGGAGAGGTTAAAGTGGCGGGAGATGGTGAGGGCAAGACAAAGACGGTTTGACAAGCGACGACGATTTTGATATACTAAACTTGGCGGGCTGGCCCGCTGGCGGCGCGGGAATGGGACGCCTGTGCCTGTGAATAAAATAGGAAACTGCTATGAACCTGAACTCAAGCCGAAAACGCTCAGTATCTAACGCCCCCCTGGGGGCGTCCCTCCCCGTGCAGTTTCCGGGGGACGTTAGATAGTGGGCGTTTTTTGTTTTAGGAGCGATTATGTTTGACCCCAAAGACTTCCACGCACGAACTCCCTACGACGTTGACTATGTAACAGAGGTGGCGCGACTTTTCATCTTGCCGGGGGATACCGTGGAAGTTCGGGCTATTGGGTACAAGGGTAGCACGGTTGGATACTTTACCGACCCAGTGACCCTGGCCCGCGCCGTTGCGAGCGTGGACGGAAAGGCTGAAGCGGTGTGGATCATTCCGAACCCGGTTCACTCTGATTGTAGGGCCAGAGCGAACAATCAGCTAAAGCACTATCAGAAAAGGGGCGGATTTACCAAGGATAAAGAGATTCTTGTAAGACGCTGGCTCACTCTCGACTTTGACCCCGTGCGACCGACTGGCATAAGTGCTACGGACGAGGAGCTTGCCGCGTCACTTGAACAGGGCGAAAGGTGCGCGGAGTGGCTAGAATTGAATGGGTGGCCGTCCCCCCTGCGCGCCATGAGTGGCAACGGCGGACACTGGCTTTACAGACTTCCAGACCTTCCTAACGATGACAAATCTTCAAAACTCATAGCCGATATTTATACCACGCTTCAAGAGAGATTCACCACTAAAACGGTTGACTTTGACGTGACTCTGAAAAACGCTGCTCGCTGTATAAAGCTGTACGGAACAATGGCGCGCAAGGGCGACCATTCACCAGAGCTTGGGCGCATACACCGACGCTCCCACTTGTTGCTAAACGAGGTAGAGAAATGCAAACTCTGACGATTGAACTCATGCGACAGGTGGCGGCGCTGAAAAGCAAACCTGAGTCGCGGAGCGGTGAGCGGGGCGACTCGACTGACATCGTTGAAGAAATCAAGAAGTATCTCAAGAACAAGGGGCGTCAGTATAGCCTAAAAAAGCAATCTGACTTTGATTATTACGAAATCACAGATGGTGGTTGTTTGACGGGAGATCATGGCGGTACTGGTTACGGTTTCCAGGTCTTTTCGTCTGGCGCGGCGATTTATCACTGTCATCATAATACGTGCGCGGGGGTGACGGGGCAAAGCGCATGGGATGTGATAGGGCTAGAGAAGAAAAAGAAGTCAAAGACGAAATCTAAAGATGCCCCAAAAGCCTACAAACTCCCTGAAATCATGGTTCAACTTGAAGAACTGCGAACGGTACAGGCGACCTTTTGGCTAAAGAAAGCGACTGACCCAAGTGCAGAGGAGCCACCCATAGCGGCCATGACGCGGGCGATAGTCTCAAAATGCGGTGCGCTTGGAGAGCTTGAAATACACACCGTCATTGACGAAATAGAGCGACATCCCCCCCTGCTAAAAAATGCACGCACATCTATTTTGAAGATGTGGAACGCCTCAAAGCGACAGCTTAAAAGGGCCATCAAGCCAAAGGCGACTGATGACATGATAGCCGATGCTTTCAAGGCAAAACACGAAAATCGGAGAATGTATACTCGCGCCAGATGGTACAAGTGGGACGATTGCGGCGTTTGGTCTGACCAGTGCGACACGACAGATGAGATATGGGACCAAATGATTGCCATGAAAGACCTTGACGTTACACCGTCGAAGCACAAGCGGGCAAGCATTGAGGAGCGGCTACAAGGGCATTCTATGATGGGAGTGCCAGAAAGTGCCGTGGACGCCCATCCAGAGTGGATCAACTTGACCAATGGCGTACTGGACATTGCTACGGGCGAAATGAGACCGGCGAGCTATGATCTATATTTGACAACACAACTGCCTTTTGACTATAGTCAGAACGCGGAATGTCCACGCTGGCTTGATTTTTTGAACCAGGTCTTGATTGATAGGGACGGCCAACCATGCGAGACGATGATTCATTTCATGCGTCAAGCCTTTGGCTACTCCCTCACTGCTTGGACGAAATACGAAATCTCATTTTGGTTGCAGGGCGACGGCGCGAATGGGAAAAGTACACTCTTGCGCGTGCTCTCTGAAATGAGCGGCACAGCGTCAATGTCCCTCAATCTCGGAATGCTAGAACGGGACACGTACCAACTCGCCAACCTGCCTGGTGTCAGAGTGGTGCTGTGCTCTGAAAGCCCGGTCGGCCTGAAGGTTGCCGACTCAATTCTAAAAGGCTTGATTAGCGGCGATAGAACATCCGTTAGAGCACCATATAAAGAATCCTTTCAGTTGACGCCAGAATGCAAAATCTGGTGGGCGATGAACAATCCACCAAAGGTAGCGGACACAAGCGAGGGGTTCTGGCGCAGGGTCAAGGTCGTTCCCTTTCGTGCCTGTTTTGGACGCAACGGCCAAGCGGCTGATGTCAACCTGAAGGATAAGTTAATCTCCGAACTGCCTGGCATTCTCAACTGGTCTCTTGGGGGCTTACGTGACCTGGAAGAAAGCGGTTGGGCGCAGTCGCCGGAAATTGAGGACGCAACGGCGGCCTACCGAGAGAGTAACGATGTTGAACGCGCCTTCATTGACGATATGTGTATAGAGGGAGCAGATTATAAAGTCAGCGGCAAGCAACTTTATGAAGCCTATAAGCAGTGGTGCTCAGAGACGGGGCACAGATATAAGTCAATGACACGGGTTGCCTCTGACTGGGTACGAATCGGCTTTAGAAAGAAGCGGGCCGGCAGCGGGGTTTGGTATCATGGGGTTGGGCTATTGACTCAGGAGTTGCCGCCCATTTAGTGTAGGGTGTGTAGGGTTGTGTAGTGTATGCAGGGTTTTCCAGAACTTTTATAAGCGTTAGAAAAAATCTTAATTTTTTTTTAGTTTTTGTCAAAAGTTATAAGGGGGGTTAACCCTACACAACCCTACACAAAAAAGGAGAAAATGCAAAATGATTAAGGCAATTGAAACAAAATACAACGGCTATCGCTTCCGCTCACGTCTTGAAGCGCGATGGGCTTACCTATTCGACGCATTGGCAGTAGAATATCAGTATGAATCAGAGGGCTTTGATTTAGATGGTGTATGGTACTTGCCGGATTTTTGGTTGCCAAATCGAGATATGTGGGTAGAAGTAAAGGGCGGTAAATGCAATCATGAGGATTACAAAAAAATCGTCGCATTGCGCAATGCTTCAGGGAAAGACGTTGTTCTTGTAGGAGATATACCGGCTCCAGGCCAGGAATCTAACTTTGATTGGGGCGGAGCGCAGCGAGAGATTCAAATAGATGAGAATTGGCCCGAGCGCATGATTGGGCAAAAAAATGACCCCGATAACTATTCCTATGGCGATTGGGGAAGAATGTTGCATTGCCCAGTATGCCTTTTTGGATATGTGCATATCGGCAACGTTGTAAAGATTGATTGTGATGACTATTCCGCATGGGCGGGTCGTGGTGGGGCAGTGAGGATAAATTTGTGGTGCGAAAATATGCACTATTGGACAGTTAGATTGGGATTCCACAAAGGTAACACATTCATTGACATTGAGAAAGTGTTTGATGTTGAATATGATTTTCCCTTTATGCTAGCGGGGTTTGATTGGGAAAAAAGAGATGAGGCGTGTCGCGCCGCCCGCTCTGCCCGCTTCGAGCACGGCGAGTCAGGATAACACCCATGAAGCAATTTCTAACCACCATCCTCGGCTACCTCTCCTGGTGCGCCCACGGCCTACCCCGCCGTGCTCAGTGCGCCGACTGCGGAAAAACTGAATGGGATTACGGCCCTCGCGGTCAATTCTTTTGCGAGCTATGTGGGGACGCTCGCATCCTCGCCCAAGCCCACGAGACCGCGACGGAAATGATACCGCTTGATGAGTTTATGGAGGAGTTTAATGATTAAGTGGATAGACGCAAGCGAGGATGTGCCTCATGAGAAGCAAACGGTTCTGATTTATTCTCCAAGTGATGGTATGGGCCTGGCGACCTATGACGGCTATAATTTCTACTGGATTCACAAAGAAATCTGTGGCAGCAAATTCGTTAACGGGGCTACTCACTGGGCCGGGGTGGAGCCGCCCATGCACAGATGTGACATTGACGCATTCAGGAGCACGCTACCAAGTCAAGAGGCGCGCGAGGGCTAATGAAACGCTCCAAACGCCTCGAATCCGAAATATCCAAGATGCTATCCACCCACCCGGAGATAGCCTTCTTCTATCGCCCCTACGACGTGCCCCCCGCACAACGCGACCGATTCACGAACCAATCACCGATAGATTTCTATTGCTACATGCAAGGCGGTCGCGGTCTCGTCGTCGAGTGCAAGTCTCTCAAGGGCAAATCTTTACCCTTCTCTCGCTTCCCCGACCACCAATGGACCGCCCTGGAAAAGTGTTCCCAGGGCGGCGTCCTGACCTACGTCCTGGTGAACTATTACGGCTTTGCTGGCCGGGAAGGGCAAAGAGGGCGGGTCTGGGCTATACCATTCTCACTCCTGGCAGAATTTAGGGCGCAAACGGAGAGAAAGTCTTGGCCCATCGCCCTTTTCGAGACCTGTGACGAATTGAGGAAGGTTGCTCAGGCTTGGGAGTGGGCGATAAACGAAATACCTGAAATTGGTTAGAAATTCCTGGGGAGTATTGACAGGAACCTGGTATTGTGGTATTATTCTATTGCCTTATTACACTATCAAGAAAGGAGAAATTATGGGGACTTTTTTTATTGTCGCGGCCTGCGTAGCGATGGCCCTATCAGGCTTGATAGCCTTTGTTGCCCAGTGGCGCGAGGGAGATGAAAGACGAAACGGGATGTACCTGGCAATTTGGGTGGCGCTGCTAGCGATTGGGCTTTTCCTGGGGGCACTATGGGCACAGTAACCGTAACCTGTAAAATAACCCAAGACGACGATGACGCCCTGCGGCTCGTTGCGGCAAAGCGCAGGGCGTTCAAAAGCGACGTGATCCGCGAGGCCATCAAAACCTACCTCGCCATCACCAACGGCAACGCCGAAATCGCCGCCATCCTGACCGACTTCCGCGACGGTCGGGAGACCTTCGACGGCACGGTCAGCCGCCTGGCCGCCAGGGAGCGCATCACCGCCCTGGGGATGCTGGAAGGGATGGTGCAAGATGAGTAAATGGCTAGCTTTCGACATCGAGACCGCGCAGGCCCCGCCAAGTGCGCATGAGGGCAATTATGCCCTCGGAATCACCTGTACGGTCTTTCAGGCTGAGGGCAACGATCCCAGGCACTACTGTGGCTCAGTTCAGCCCAATGGGAGTTACGCTTTACGCATGGAGGGTAGCGACGTGCGCGCCCTCGCCATTGACCTGATGAGCTACGCCTGTGCCGGTTTTAAAGTTGTTGGTATCAACTCTGCGGGCTTTGACCTGCGCGTGATGGCTGAGGAGTGCAGGGACACAGATATCTATAGAAATCTGCGCGGATTGGCCCTTGACCACTATGACCCTTGCTTCCAAATGTTCTGCCAGCGCGGCTTTCCCGTTGGCCTGAACGCCCTCGCCAAAGGCTTTGGCCTAGGCAGCAAGACAGAGGGCATGGATGGTAGCAAGGCCGCGTCGGATTGGCTCGGAACACGCGAGGATCAAGAGCGCGTCCTGGCATACTGCGAGCAGGACGCTCGCTTGACGCTAGACGTGGCGCTGAATATCGAAAGCGCGTCCCAGATACGTTGGATTTCAAAGAAGGGCAAAGACAACTGGGAGCCGGTTGAGCGGCTCTTGACCGTCCGTGAGTGCCTACAACTCCCCCTCCCCGACACGTCCTGGATGGACAATCCGTGGTCTAGGGAAAAATTCGCGGGGTGGCTCGATGAATGAACAAGAATGGCTCAACGGCCAGGGCAAGAACCCTCACCAGCGCCTCGACGCTCTGGGGCAACTGTGGGGCGAACACATGGAATGGGCAGCGGGGATAGACGCCAAGCTCGTGGAATTGCAAAAGAGTGGCGCGCCTAGCACAGACGAGGCTGACGCCATCGTAACTGACATGATGCACTCGCAGAACCGGCTGGCGGGCTTCCCTGCCAAGATTCACGCCCTGCAAGTCGAAATCATTGGGCTGAAGGATGTGGTCCTGGGATATAAAGAGGTAATAGAGGTTGCCCAGGCTGAGGCCGTCATGAAAAGCGAGGGTAAGAACGCAGAGCAGCGCAAGGCCAGTGTTGCCATCGCCCTTTCTGAAAATGAGGCGTACCAAGCAACCCTGTTAGACATGCGCCAGGCCGAAAAGGCTAGGCTCATAAAGGAGGCAGAGCTATCGCAAATTGAAGAAGAAAAGCGTCTTATTTACAACAACATCCGTAACCTGCGGGCGAGGCTAGAAGCCTTGACCGCAAAAGCTAATCTATACCTAGGAGAATCTGTAAGATGAACAAATTGACCGTAACTGAACAAAAGGCTCTTCAGGAGCAGCTTGAGACCCTGGGGCCGCTTACCGTGGACCAGGGGTGGCAGGATAACCTACGTCCAGAGGACACGGCCAGGCCGCCCCGCTTGCGGATCAGCCAGCGCAACCGTCCCGTCAAGCTAGATGATGGCACGCCCACGGATGCTGGCTCTATCGTCAACGTTGAGCTGGGCGTTGTCTACCCCAGCGGGCTGGAAATGTTCCCCTTGCGCGAATTGCCTAATACTCGCGTCATGTGGCCTGAAGAGTACGACGCCAACAACGAACCACTTTGCGCCAGTGATGATGGGCTTACCCCAACGCAGAGTGACCGGCGCCGCTTGACCAATCAGCAGGCCGGGCCATGCTCGCAGGGAAACAAAGACGTGTGTCCGTTTGCACTGTGGAACGAAAATCTTCAGACTGGCGACCGTGACGCCCCACGCTGCACGCGCCAGCGCAACTTTCTGGTGGTAGTAATTGAGGACGACTCTCTCGAACCCGTCATCCTCACGATGCAGCGGACGAGCATGAAAGCATCCCAAAAGCTGACCACGTACATGCGGCGCTTGAACCCCAAGGCCCCCAAGTCCATCGTCTTGACCACGGTGGAGCGTGACAACGGTTCACGGCAGTGGATTGAGTACGCTTGCTCACGTGGGCGCACTCTGGATTTGAAGGAGCAAGTCGAAATCCGCGCCCTTCAGGTCGAGTTCGAAACGATGTACCAAGAGGGCCGCCTGGTCGTTGAGTTTGACGATGGCCTGCCGGACAACGGCGGCAACGCCGATCTTAACGGCGGCGCGCCTGGCGAGAATCCACAGGACCAGGGCAACATTCCGTTCTAGGCTCAAAACGCGCAAGCCCCGCCCGGCTGGATTGGGCGGGGCAGAGGGGAGAGAGATGTTTATCAGGACAAAGGCCGGAAACCTACTTGACGTATCCAGCAGGCTAATCGCCATGAGAAAAGAGTCTGGCGCGCCAGAGAGCTGGGCTATCGTGTCGGGTGGCGTTACCCTATCCACGGGAACAGAGGATGAGTGCAAGGCCTACATGGCGTGGCTAGAGGTGCGGCTTGGGGCATGGTCATATTCAGATGGCCCGCTTGGCTTTGGCGATTCCCGTGACTCGATGCTAGATTGGCTCAATCGCTACGTGGTAAATGAGGATTATTCTCACGAGCACCTCGACGCTATAATGCACATCGTCGGTCTATTCAACGACTGCGAGGACGCAGAACAGGAAGTTTTTGAGTTTGCCGAAAAGCTATACAAGAGGTATGCGGCATGAACATCGGCCTAGACGTAGGATACAGCGCAGTGAAAGCCATCGCGGGCGACCGGCGCACGTCGTTCCCGTCCGTGGTGGGGACGCCGGACCAGGCGCGTTTTTCGGTGAATGGAATGGCCGAGAGCATTATTTTGAGAGAACCAGACCACGTACTGGTTGGTGATGGTGCTATTCGACAAAGCCGACACTTGAAGCGCAGAGAGGACCGGCACTGGATCGCTGGATTGGAGTGGTATCACTTGGTGCTATCGGCACTTACGGAACTGACAGCGTCGTCCGTTGGGGCAATTATCGTCACCGGTCTGCCTGTGGCATTCTACAACGATAAAGACACCGTGCGTGACCGCCTGATTGGGAGCCACCGTGTTCAGCGAGATGGGCGCAATCGGCAGATGTTCAATGTGGGCGATGTGCGCGTCATTCCGCAGCCGTTTGGTGTACTTTTGTCTCAGGCGCTCAATGATTCAGGACGCATCGTTGACACGGCTTTGGCGACCGGTCGCGTTGGCGTTATTGATATCGGCGGAAAGACGACCAACATTCTCAGCGTGGATAATCTTGAGGAGATCGGTCGGGAAACCTCATCCGTCAGCGTGGGGGCTTGGGACGTGGCGAGGGCTATTAAAGCTCACTTGACTGACGAGTGCCCCGACCTGGACCTGAGAGACCACCAGGTCGTGAAAGTTATTCAGGAGCGCCAGGTGAAATACTACGGTGAACCGGTAAGCCTAGGGACTGTCGTTGATGAGGCCGTTGCTCCCCTAGCCGAGCAGGTCATAGCTGAAGCAACGCAGTTGTGGAACGGGGCGGCTAGCATTGACGCCGTGCTTATCACCGGGGGGGGTGCGCTCTTGATGGGCGACCAGATCAAGGCGCATTTCCGGCACGCTCGCGTCGTGAGTGAGCCGGTATGGGCGAACGCCTTGGGGTTCTGGCGCTTTGCCCAAAGGATAGCAAAGAATGAGTCAGGATAAACTTGGACACACAGAAATGAAGCGTGGAACGCAGATAGCTTATGTTCCAAGACACGCCAATGGTGATCTAAAGCACCCAGATGTTGAATTTGGCTTTATAACTAGCCTACGAGAAAATTGTGCCTTTTGTCGTTACTGGATCAAGGGCAAACCTGGCGTGTTACGAACCACGAGCAATAGTGAATTAACGCCATTTCTTTGCTTGATAAAGCATAAATCAGTTAGTCAAGAAGAGATTGAAGAAATCCTCGATGGGTTCAATAGCCGTCAATAATTGACCAATGAACAACATCACCTTTTCCTTTTCCCTGGACATAGAGAGCGACGCTGATATTATTCGTTGGCTAAACTCTCTACCAAGGGGGCGCAAGTCAGCGGCCATCCGCGAGGCCATCCGGGTCGGATTGCGTACAGATGGACCAGGGAATGTGGAGCGCAAGCTAGACGCTATCCTAGAGAAATTGGATCAAGGCGTCACCATCGGCGGAAATAGCAACACACCTACCGCTGAACCAGAGCGCGCCGCGTCGGCGCTGGATAGGTTGGGGATATGAAATTCTTACTCCCTGTGGGCGGCGTCGTTGACTACCGTTTTGGTATCCTGGCTAGCCCGCAGCACATGGGCATTCCGGCGGGAATACAAGAGGGCATGGATTGGGCCGGTGACCCGGGTTGTTTGAGTGGTCCAGAATTTGTCAAGCGGTTTAACAGGGAGGTTGTATTGCTGTGGCTTGAGGCTATGAATCCATACAGCGAGACATGCCTATTTATCGCCGCGCCAGACCACGTTGGAAATGCGGCGGCAACCGTGGCTGCGCTTGAGGAGTTTTCCGTTATGCTGCGGGCTTGGCCCATAGCGTTTGTGGCGCAGGATGGGCAGGAGAGTTTGCCGTTTCCGTCGCAGCGGTGGGAAACGCTGTTCATAGGCGGTAGTACAGAGTGGAAAATAAGTGATGCCTGTATATCCGTCATCAAGCGTGCACAGGTTTTAGGTAAGCGTATTCACATAGGCCGCGTCAATAACTGGCGGCGCTATGAGCATTTTAGGAGCCTGAAAGGCTCAGAGGAGTTTACCTGTGATGGTACAAAGCAAAGGTTTATCGGCATTGAACGCACTATCGCGCTATGGTCGGATTATCAAGAACGAGTCTACCAGGCTCGTCTGCCTCTACCTTGTGGCAATCGTAGCGGCCAATCTGATTGTGAATAAGGCGGGTCCGTGGATTTCGCCCGTGACGGCGTTGATTTTCGTCGGCTTTGATCTGAGTAGTAAGGATACACTGCAAGACCTGTGGGCCGGGCGCGTCAAGCGCAACGTGGGCTTGCTCGTGCTCGCGGGCAGTCTGTTGACAGTTGCTGTGAACTGGGGGGCCTGGCGCATCGCAGTGGCCAGCACATGCGCTTTTGCGTTGAGCATGAGTGTGGATGCGGCGATTTATGCGGCATTGGTCAAGCGGGGCTGGACGCGCCTTGAGCGCATGAACGGGAGCAATCTGCCAAGTGCGCTAGTGGATAGTCTAGCGTTTCCGGTATTTGCCTTTGGCTGGCCGCCGATGTGGGGAATCTGTGCGGGGCAGTTTGTGGCAAAGACGGTGGGCGGATTTTTGTGGAGCTTGGTGCTGGATAGATTGGAGAAGCAGAGGGGATAGATGTATGTCATTGGTGGCAGTCTGGTAGTCAAGCAACCACCTGACGACGGCCTGCCCTACCACGGCGAGCCTGACCGCAATCGCTACGTGGCAAATGGCAGAACCAGGGTGCTATGTGTGCCTTGCGCTCGAATTCTTGAGGCGCAGTTAGACGGTGATGAACCAGAAACGGACGAGCCATGCGAGAAATGCAAGGCGGGCGCGGAATATGGCCTATCGCCTATTCACCAGGCCGCGCCTATCGTCATGCGAGCTATGAAAATCGAGGAGTGGGCAGAGAAAACATCAGCGGGGGAGCAACTGGCGTTGATATGAGAGATAAGAAAAATGTTAGAAAGAATAAAAAATGGTGTTGCTATTTTAGTGTTATTTAGCCTTGTGGTTCTGAGTATTTGGAAGATTTTTGTTGGTTTCACGCCTGTCACCCCTGTCTCTGGCGTTGTCGTTGAGAAAATAGAGGTATACTACAATGGCCACAGAACCTATTTTCATGCGTTGCAGGTCAGAACGGATGACGAATTGATCTGGATTACCGTTAGTAAACGCGTATACCAAGCTGTGGCCGACGGTATTTGCTATTCGTTTGGCGGTCCAAGAGACGGCAAGAGTTATGATAGCATGAGGGTTTGTACAAATGAGTAGCTTTGCCTGCCCGAACTGCGGACGCGAGGCTGCCGTTTTGTTGCCGTGCCCGAACTGCGATACAATCACGTGCGGCGCGTGTGTGGGCACGTGCTGTGAGGAGAAAAATGAACGAACAAACATTTGCAACAAGGCTGGATAAATGGTTGCGAGAGAACACACACGACTTGCTTGTCGTTGATGATCCATATAGATGCCCAAGCTGCAACAGCGTTGCAGATGAGTATATGTGCCTAAAAGCATGCTTTGGAGGCGAGGCCAATGTAGCCGCTTCGATGAATAGCGGCCCGTGGGATGCTCGTGATTGGTCTGAGCTGTGGCGTTGTGATGAGTGTGGTTTTTTCTATGTCATGGAGAACTCAAATTACTAACTAGAGGTGAAAAATGGATAAAGAGCGGTGGGAACAACTCATGGGGAGTTTTGAGAGCGAGCTTGATGATTGGCAAGATGGAGAGTTTTATTTTGACCGCGCAGACATTGAAATGCTTGTACGCGCCCTACGCGCCCCCTGTGGATAGCGCCAGTCAAGGAGTGGAAAATGACCAAAGATCAAATCAAAGGTGAGTTTGTCAAGCGCGGCCTGGCGTTCAAGATTGACTATATTCCGCACCTGCCGGAGAATGAGCGGTGGGGGTTGGTCATTACTAAGCGTGGAGAGTGGATTGGTGCGAGCGAGTCTAGCGTGCTGGAGCAGGCTCGGATTGCTCTAGAAATTGGGGAGTGAGCGATGATTTCTTGCTGTCACTGTGGGCAGTGGGCTCGACGCGAGAACGCTAAGACGTGTCCATGTTGCGGATTCTTGGCTTGTGCCGAGTGTGCTAACCGGTGTGGGGGTAGCCCTCGTAGTGTACCCTGGGAGCGGTGTGTTGTGGCAAGCGTCTTTGGAGTGTTCCGTCGCTGTTTAAGCGCAGGGAGATACCCACGCCTGCACAAAGCGCAATAATGCCGGCGATAAAGCCGGCGTGGTAGGCGCTGACGCACTCCGTTGGCGGCGCGTGAATTACGGTGAGTCGAGTAGCCTCGTGCGCGCCACAGGCGGCGTTTATGATGTCGGTGTCTCTGTGGAGGCTTCTCATTTCACTCCCTGGGTGGTGGTGGCTGGTGGTGAGTGGTGGAATCCACCATTTTCAGAGTCTCCACTCCCGGTAGGGTGGGGGAGATAGCGTTTCATCAGTGCCCATCCCTCGCGGGTCAACTTGTAACCCGTGTGACGACTGCCCCCAAGCAACCCCGTTTTGAGCATTTCTGCCTGAACTTTTGAGAACAGCCCTTCCCCAAACACGTGCCCCACGACACGCTTGGAGAACGCACTTTCTGGATTAGCGTCCATGATATGAGCGGCTTGCTCCATTTGCTCTTGGGTAGCGTTGAGAATGCCGCGCCGGGTGACTTGACCTATGATGACCTCAACGGGAATTTCTGGCAGGGGACCGGGCGGCTCGTCTTCGTCATGGCCCAGGGCCTCGTCAATGGCGGCATGAACGTCAGCTATCGTTAGCCGGCCGTCCCTATTCCTATCAAGCCAGTTGAATACAATACGCCAGTTCCCGTCGCCCAAGAGCATAGACCCGAACCAGACAAAGCCGGCGACGAGGCCAACGGTCTCGATAGGCGGATTGTCCAGGGAGATAGTGTAAGAGCATCCCCCCGCAACCAGGCAAGAGATAGCCGTCTGCAAAGCTCGCTCCCAAACTTTCCCCGTTGCCCAGTCGGGCAACTCCAGGCGCTGCTGGCGCGGCCAGGTCTGCGTTAGGTCTGAGGCGCTGTTGCCTTCCCATCGCTGCGAACGCGGGCCGTTGCCGCTGATGAGTTGGTATAGCTTGGAGCGGTCAGCGGGGACGTATTCAGTTTTGCAGGCTGGACACGTCAGCTTGTTCATTTTTGCTCCCCTCGTGTGGCGCGGCAGTGACTATCATTTCAACTCTGCCCCACCAGGTCACGTGGATTTTGCCATGAAACCGCGCTGCATCAATCTGGCGCTTGGTGGACAACTTGCTCCACTCGCTAGCTGTAAAAGTCTTGATTTTCCGCTTTGTCATAATACGACAATTTTATCACATTTGGCTTTCCGTGTCAATCCCCAAAATGCAAAAAAGCCCCCGCCGAAACGGGGCTTGGGGTTAGTCCTTCGGCAGGCCATGAAAGCAGCCGAAGGTTATTTCTCCATGCTCGAATAGCCACTTCCAGCCGCCGGGGGTCTCTGCGCCTATGCGCAGGGCGAAAATGTTCCCGCGCTTATTCGCCCAGGGGTGATCTGGGCGGTGGAACATCCGTATTCTTGCATAGTTAGAGCGCCACCCCTGAAATTTTCGGTATTCCCTGGCGGCACTTCTGGAACGGAACGCCTTGACCGCCTTCAGGTTGTCAGGGTGATCCCAATGTTCTTCTGACATCTTTTTTCCTCTCCCTGTGGCGGCGCTACACCGCCAATCGTCCCCAGTCCGCCGCGTGGCTGGCAGACCCACGCGAGTACGCCAACAAGACGTTCTCGCGGCGAATAAAAATGCGCCCATCTCGTTCACTATCGAGGTGGCGCATTTCAGCGGCCTCGCCAACGGCAAGCCAATCGAGACCGCCGCCAGCAACAAAGCATTCGAGATTTTCTTGTAGCCACCATTTGGGCGAACCAATACTCTCGAAGTCTATGTCTGGTGGACTGGAAAGTTTGGTTAGGTGCAGCGAATTTGTGAATTGAAATTTTTCCATCGTTTTTCTCCTTTTTCTAAACTTGCCCCAACCCTGTAGGTAGGTGGACAGCCAACGTATGGCGTCTTCACCGTACATATCCGCCCTTGGTGGACCGCCTCCGTCACGAAGCTCTGGTCCACTCGCCGGGATTCCTAGCAGCGTGCCAACTCGCCGCCCAGCCTTCCACTCACTTTCGTTGTGGTCAAACCTGCCGAACACGCGTGGTTGACCATTGCGCAGGAATTGATAGAATGCGCCTTTTGGCGCGAGTACTTGATAATTTTCGAACAGGTCGAAATCCATTTTTGTTTCTCCTTTGCCGGGATTCGGCGTTGCTAACTCTTGGCGCTTGCAAGCGCGGCGGTGATTTCTGAAACGGTCGTTTCTATATCAATGGTTTCTTCGCCCCACGTACTATCCAGGATGGTAACGCATCCTGGTTCAACGTGAAACTCTAGCCAAAACTGTCCATTGTCCCACTCGTTGACGGGCTGTGAGAAGTCGAGCCTGATTACATTTCCTCTTGTGGAGACTTTAAACTTTTCGTACTCAATATCTGCGATGATTTTTTCCAGCCAGCTCACGATTTCTCCTTTGCCGGGATTAGAGGCTCCCGGCTGGCCTGTTTTTGCTACTTGCTCAAAAACCGCCGCGGTCCTGCAGCATCGTGAATCGCTGCGGGTTCATACTGTAACCCGCGGATGCACATCTTCATATAATTGGCGCTGTGCCTGTGAGTGTTCAGGCGTAGATACCCTACATTCAAGAACATCGCGGGGACGATGTGGACTGGTACATGTTTGTTTGTAACTGGGTGTGGGTCCACCGACCCCGCGCCATACTTTACTAGGCGCGAGGCTGTATCAATGTCCACAAACACAGTGCGCCCGGCGGCGGGCAGATATCGCATAATAATGTTTTCGTAGTAATGGTGATTCATTTTTTTCTCCTTTTTGAGTCTATCCCCCAGCGAGTCCGCCACTCCTGCGCCCCACGCCCTTCCGCGTCACTCCGACGCCACCCTGTCTCGCCGCCTCTCGGTCAGCGCCAGCGGTCTTGTGGGGCTGGTCCCGGAGTCGAACCGGGTTCTGGGGAATAGTGGGTACATTTTGCGCTATTCTACACCTATCGCGCAAAGATAAAGGTGCGCGGTGGATTGGTGGCGTAGAGCGGGAATAAATAGATTGCATTGGGCCATAGGTGGCCCGAGCAAACGACCCCGCTCTCCGCATCATGTGTCCAGAAATTCCCCTTCTTGCTTGCGTCAACCTGGAACAAGTCCAGGTCGTCAACTTGCTTTCCAAGGGCTGTGGCACAAGCAACCAGGCGATCCTCGTTTTTGAATCTCGCTATTTCAGCAGAGATTCCCGCATTGAACCCAACATTGTATAATTTTTCTACGATCCCGTCCATGATTTTCTCCTTGCCCCTGCGCCCGTTGCGCGTGGGCGTGAAATTTACGTCGCTAACCATCTCACAAACTCAATCTCCCCGCCAGCGTGTTCTTTGATAGACACTTTGCGGGTGATGTCCAGCATATACGGACGCCCTTCGCGGGTAATGGAAACCCATCCCCCGCGCATTCCAAAGGCGTTCGTGTCGAGGGTGTACCCCCGTTCTTCGGCCAAGTCCGCCATCCTATTACGAAAGGCGTCTACCCCTGCCTGCGTTGGCGCGGGGCGCAGGCGGAGACTTCCGCCCCGATCCTGCTGAACCGCCTTGAGGCCTGCATGGTATTGACACTTGCGCCCGTTGACGCAGGCGCAATAATTGGTCCCACTTCCCGCCATGTCAATGGCCTGTTGGCGCGGGAAGAAACCGACCAGGTCATTTTTATCATAGCCCTTATACACTCTGAGTATTTCCGTCATCATTTTTCTCCTTTTCTCTATAGGCACGATTCTCTAGCGCCGTATTCTCTGCGCACAATCGAAATTGTGCGCAGAAAGCGCGGGGCTAGTGACTTTTCACGCGCAAGATGAGGCTGCTGTGCCCCACTTCTCCCCACGGCAGTGCGGACTTGTGATAGGACCGCGATGGAACAGCCACTCGCTCTTCCTCGATTTCGGGATGTGAAATCTCGTGTGCAACAAAGGCGTGCAAAATATTGCTAAAGCGTGCATACCAAGGCGGTGGTCCAGGGCTAGGGATCAGGGCCTCTAATGCCCCAAAAAGCCCACTGCGATTCTTTCTGAACACGGTGATTTTGCCGCCGTGTTCGCGCAGTGCGATAACAAATTCGTCAAGGTTTCCTTGCTCCTTGATAGCCCTGGCGTATTCTTGCCGCCAGAACTCCTTGGCTTGGTCTACACAACTCTGACAGTACAACTTATAGAATGCTGAAGCATTCATGCTTACTTTGATTGGCTTACCACAAGGGCAGGTATTCACAGCCATGCGACCACTTTCTCTATAATCGTTGCAATCCTGATAGTTCATTTTTCCTTTCTCCTTTTAGCTTGAGTTGCTTCGCGCATTCCTGCGCCCCTGACGCTGGCCGTCGGGACTCGAACCCGACACCTGACCTTCGCTGGAATTATCCAGATACCTCGACCAGCGTCAGCGGAGCAGGAATAGCTCGCGCCTATTTCTTCTCGCTCCACGAGATTGCTCCAGTGAAGCGGAGCATCTCAACAATGGTCAGGTGGGGATAAGAGTCGGCCCGCACCTTCTTTAGCCAGGCGTTCGTGAACCTGGCTTCGTTTTGCCGCAAAGCGACAACCCATCTCTGACCGTCAATGTCGGTCAGGGTACGGCGAACTCTTGGCGTTTTTAGTAGACGCTTGGTTCCGCCTACTACTTCCTGGTCAGATGACCACCTCATTGTTTTTTCCTTTCTGCGTGTAAGATGCGCAGCCCCTATCAAATCGTAACGGTCAGCACGCCGTCATTGACTGCCAGCCTCAATTACCGCGTTCGCGTGCTCGTTACCGCTGGCTTGACCGTTGATAAAACCGCTTGGAAACTTTGAGGGGGACGAGAGCGGAGTTCCGGTGGCCTGCGACTTAGTTGTTCCCCCCTGCCAAAATGTCTATGCGGGCCTTGATGTTTTTTAGCATCTCCGCCTGCACATCCATCCGCTGCGTCAAGATGTCCAGTTTTCGTTGGTGCTCATCAAGAATCTGGCGCAGAATGTCAAATTGAGCGTTTGCCAATAATACAAATTTTTTGAGCGTTTCGATGTCCTCAGTCATTGAGATATTCATTGACTTGCCCACTGTCTACATAGTCTGAATAATCGGGTGCGTCATCATCGTCCTGGCTGAGGTCTGCCGCGTCGCCGGTGACAACCGCGTCACCTGAAGGTCCGCGCCAGACAATATCGCTGGACTTGATTTCCTCACGTCCAACTGCTGACTTGAGGATGTTTCGTAAACTTCCGGTGTAAATTTCCCATGCTGAAATGTACATTTGATTTTCTCCTTTTCTTAATCTGCGCCAGTCTTGCCGTGCTGGCGCTCACGGTCTGCGTGTAAGATGCGCAGCCCCTATCAAATCGTAACGGTCAGCACGCCGTCATTGACTGCCAGCCTCAATTACCGCGTTCGCGTGCTCGTTACCGCTGGCTTGACCGTTTAGAGAATACTTGGAAACTTTGAGCGGGAGAGAAACTCTCCCGTGCTGTTTATTTGAATGCCGCCCGTGTCAAGACCGTCTGCTTGACACCACGATATTCGTCGTGTTTCTTGACCGTGGCCTTGCCGCTATAGCTCTGGCCTTTTTCCAGCCGCTTGCTCGTTGTCCAGACAAAAACGTTGCCGTCGCTGTCAATGAACTTGTGCAAATGGCTAGGGCCATAGTAGCCGTCGAATGTGATAATTGAGACTAGTTCCAGGTCTGTCCAAGTCTGACGCTTTTTTACTTGGCCTTGCCATTCGCTAGGATTGGCGTCAGCTATTCGCCGCTGCTCCACCTCGCGGCGATAGGCTGGTATCAAGCTGGCGACTAGTCCAATGTGCCTGACTTTTATCGTGTCATGCTTGGTTGCCTGCACAACATTCCACTGATAATCGTTGAGGTTTGTCGTCCAGTTTTCGCGCACCCAGACCAGCGCGGACTTTGCTTCGTCTCGCTCGTCCTGAGACAACTTCTTGCCAGTCAGGTGCGCTGTCGTCCAGAGGATGGCCGCGTCGTCAGCCGTTGGCCTATCGCCGTTTGAGCGACTGTGCCAGCCGCTCTCTTTGATGCTCTTGACTACCCAGGCCAAGTATTGTTCAATCTTGAGATATTCTGGCTCGCTCTCGCCCATTGGGTCGTACTCGAACTCCTTTTGCAAGTCGTCCAGTTCCAGAATGCACTCGGCGGCGCTTGCCACGTCCTGCGGTGCGGGGTGGCCGGTGAAATCTTTTAGGCAGGTTGAGCCAACTTGCCTAAAAGTACCGCTTTTGACGTGCTCAACTACGTAGACTGACTTGCGCGCCCTGTTCTGCTTGCAGTGATCGCAGTCCATCTCGACCGTGCGGTACTTTTTTGGCAAGTAGCCGTTCTCGCCAAAGTGGTAAACCAGGTTGCCGTCGCCCGCCGGCTCAATCTTTGCCGCGAACTGCCAGCCGTTTATGATTGGTGCAACCCCGGCGACCTGTACGTCAATGACACGAATGAACTGACCGGGCTTGTACTCGTCATCGCGCTCGCGTAACTTGCGGTAGGCGATGGTCTCAGTTCCTAGTTTCTTGGCTTTGTTTGCCAATCGGTTTATTTTTCTCTCGAATCTGTCAAAGTTCTCAACTGGGATGGTGTAGGTTTTCATTTGCTTGCTCCTTTTGTTTTATCCCCCGCTCAAAATTTCCAAGTTGCTCAGAAACTCTGAGGGAGACGAGAGCGGAGTGTTCCCGGTGGTCTGCCGGTGTTAGTCTAGTTCTGCCTCTGCCAGGGCCTTGATCTCCCTGGCGAGGGTGTCAACGTCTGTATCTTCGGTCACGCCGATATTTGCAATACCGACTTTGATTTCGTCTAGCGTCATAGCCGCGACCTCCGCGGCGCTCATCTCGTTTCCCGTGAACCATTCCAAGTTGTTCATGTTTTTCTCCTTTTAATTAGTATTGGCTCTCGTCTCCCTCAGAATCTCTGAGCTTGTTACCGCCTCTGGCCGTCCGGCTCTTCCCCATTTCTGGCGCTCATTTCTGAGGTGAGACCCTGGTCTCCGTTTCTTCCCCTGCCTGGCGGGCGTGTCGTTTGTGGTTGTTTAGGTGCTGGTGTGTCTCTCTAACTGTCTATATGATACCAGAAAGCGACGGGCGTGTATAGTGACAAATGTCATATATACTATGTGACAAATGTCATATCGCAGTCTTGTTCTATGACGCTAAACACCGCCCTGGCACGCGGATGCTCACGTTCTCTTTTTACTGCCCCCTCATTTTCAAGCTCGATAACCCATCGGCGTAGAGTGGCGCGACAAAAGCCAAGCGAGTGCATATCTGAATAGGTCGCGCCGCCTTCGCTTTTCTTAATAAAATCTAGTATTTTTTGTTTGGTGCTCATCTCTACCTCTTGTCTTTAAGCCAAAAACGTTTGCCTTCGCCACGCCCTTTGGTGCTATATACAAAGCCCTGGCGAGTCAGACTTTTAATGCCGCTCTCTAAGTCGAAGCGATAATAGTGAGGTAGCATTCTAAGCATGTCAACGATTCTCATGCCACCGAGCCCTTTGACTTGTCTGGACTCTAGTAATAGAATTATGCTTGCTTCTATTTCTTGCGATGAACGTTCAGATCGCGTGTTTCTCTTTTCTTCTACTGAAATTCTATAATAGCCACCCTTTTTCTTGGCTTTCATTACGGTAAATCCAAGCTCTAGTAACCAGGAACCAATTGTGTGCAATGGTCTGTGATTGAGTTCTGGAAGCTCAAACCACTCTCCTCGCACTCGTTTACTATACAGAAAACTGTGTAGTTTGTTTTCGACTATTGCATCTTTGCTATTCAATAGCTCTATGGCCGCGATAGGGACAAGTTCTATGGGAGTAGCGTTTTGCAATGCCACTATCCTGTTTTCCATATTAGACGCCTTGCCCACTTTGTAGTAATCTGAGTTACCGTGCCTAATGATATATGTGTATTTATTTCTTAGCATAAGTCCCTCCTATTCTTAGTATAACATTCTAGGGCTAGCCTGTGCAGTGATGAATGTCATGTGATATATATGACATTCATCACTATAGCTAGGTGCAATTTTGTGGTAAACTATCTCTAGTCAAAGAGAAACAAACAGGAGATAGAAGTGAAGCAAGCAACAGTCACACTCATAGAAAAGCAAATTACCGTCAAGTCAGAGAAAGATAACGACACTGTCTTTCTGGCCCGAATCGGTCACACGGTCGGAAAGCCAGCAGAAGAACTAGAGGTAGGCGATACGATGGTTTGGAACCGTGGAGCAGTTTCCCCGGTCCTTGAGATCGTGAAAGAAACAGCTTGCTTTATCACGGTACTTACAGAGTACGATGCGCCAATGCGGAAAGGCGAAAAAGAGCAGACAGAAATCAGATTTCGCAAAGACCGCATTGTGGCAATAGCGACAGAGTAAGAGGGAGCAACCCAATGACCAGACCAATCACCTACAGGCAACAGAAAATCGCCAACCGCCACCAGACCGAAGCCGCTGCGATGGACGCGCACGCTGAAGCTAGCCGTGGCCCTGGCGCGAGGGTTTCCCAGCTTGTCAACGACCTGGACATTCTCCTGGGGGATGCTGAATACAAAGCCTTTCGCCAGGAATTGACTGGGCTGGACTTGTCAGAGCGCCTGGCGGTCTGCAAAAAGTGGATGTCGCTCTTGCTCCTGGTGGACGCCACTGAGCGACGCTCGCGGGCGCTACCCGGAAACCCAAACGGGATAGCTTGCTATAAGTTTCATCAGGCGGTAGAAATTGCCAGGGTTTGCGGGTGGGTGGTGGTGACGCTACCCTACTCGCACAAGGTTGAAATGGTTTACTGGCCGGAGAGTGAGGAGTAAAATGCTAGAAGCACAAGTCAGAAAAGGTAAAGACGATTCAGAAAAGCAATTTGCACATGCGGCTGAGGGATCGTGCAAATATTTCTATCTATCACGCCCGCCCTGTATCGGCACTGAGCCAGACGGGTGGGTGGAACGGGAAGCGTGGTCGCCAGCGCGTGCAGAGGGATTCCGGCAAGTTCATGGATTCGTCGTGTATTCCAAGCGGCTAGATTTTGAGTCCACCTGGCGGTATGACTTATTGCCTGAAGACCTGAAGGAGCAGGCCGAGATAGTCTTCTGGCGAGAGCCAGAATGGATCAAAGAAGACTATCTGGCAGCAAGCCCAGAATTGCTGCACGAACATCGCTATAATGACAACAAGGCTTGGGCAGCGTTGATTTTGCTGGACTTGATCTAGCAATCGTCCTGAGCAAGACGGAAACTGCTCGTTGGAGAGGTGAAATGTCAGAAAAATTCAACCATTACGCAGTGGAGCGCATTGAAGAACTTTACGACCCGGACGGTGGAGACATCGCTGCTGGACCGGATGGTCGGCTTGTGCGCGTGACCTGGGCAGAGTTTGAGCTATTGCAGATGGTCAAGGCACAACAGCGCCAGATTGAGGCGCTAGAGGCCCAGGTGACGCATCTTGAGGCGACGCGATTGGTTGAGGATGTGCCGTATCGTCGTGACCCGTTGGCGCATTATTAAAAATTATGACCCAAACTTTCTTTCCCCTTCCTGATCCGCGCGCCAGCGCCCGTGTCGTGGACAACAAGCGGTGCGGCAACCAGGTGCGTGAGGGCGCCAGGGCCGTGCGGGCGCTAGACAACCCAAACAGCAGGCGTCACGCCGTCGTGGATATGTGGCGCGGCTATCGCGCCGCCCTGGTCGAGTACGGTCTGGCGTTCTACGCTGAGTGGAAGCGCCGCTTTGACAATAAGGAGCGTGGCGGAAAACGTGACCACGCCAGCGGCGAATGGCTCTTGACGCAGCGTAGCGGTGAGCCAGTCGTGTGGCCGCCGTGGGTGGGGACGTGGGCGGTACACAGTCGTTACCGGGCATTGCTATTGAGCAAGTGCCCGGGGTATTATCAACAATTCGGGTGGGGCGAAAGCCCGAATCCTGAGCGGTATTATCCGATTTGAAAGGAGAAAGTCAAATGGCTAACTCATTGGGTCGCACGATTGAGAAGGGCGAGGTGGTCGTTATCAGGACCACATGTCTGAAGCCGTGCCTATCGCCTGAGCAGCGCGCCCTCATTGTAGAAGAAGGCTCTGGAATGTTCTATGATACGATGGGAATAGCATTACTTGGCTATTGGTACGACGGCACTGGGCGCACCCGCATGCAGAGTACGTGGATTGATGCGGAGCGCACGCAGGCTTTCCAGGATGAGCACGGTCGGTTTCCAGAAGTGGAAGCGCCGCCGCCGTTGCTTGGTCAGGATGTGAATTAGTAAAGGAGATCGAAAAATGCAATTCAAAGAGTTCAGACAGGTATTTCAGCGCCACGTTGCGGACATGCTGACGGATGTGTGTCAGTTATATGTGACCGATGTGGACAAAGATGAGTTGTGGAACCTCTACCTCGACAGCTTCCCGCCGGGGACGAATGAGGTATTTCGAGAGCGGCGCGAGTTCGATTGCTCGTGCTGTCGTCAGTTCATCAAACAATTTGGCAACGTCATCACTCTGGTGGACAACAAGCCAGTTAGCATTTGGGGCTTTGTCGTCTACGATGGAAAGTTTCAGGCCGTTCTAAATGCCTTGAATGCCTTTGTTGCGTCCGCTTCAATCAAGGACGCCTTTATCACCAAGCAAGGCGCGTTCGGAACCGACCATAATTTTGAGCAGCTTGACGACGGCCAGATCCATACCTGGCATCACTTTCGCCTAGAGTTGCCGCGTCGCCTCGTCACTAGGTCACACAAGTCAGAGGCGGAGTTGCGCGGCGAGCTGCGAGCATCGCGTGACGTTTTTCAACGGTCGCTTGAGGAGATTTCTAAAGAGGCCGTGGAGACCGTGCTAGACTTGATAGCAGAAAAAAGCCTCTATCGCGGCGAGGAGTGGAGGGCGGTATTGCAAAAGTTTCTTGCGCTACACAACGAATATCACATGCTGCCAAGCGACCAGCACGACGGGTTTTTGTGGTCCAAATCTGTCAAGGTTGGTGGCTCAATCTCGCGCATCCGCAATCATTCTATCGGCGTCTTGCTTCAGGACATCACTGACGGCATGGACGTGGTCAAGGCAGTCAAGCGATTTGAGAAGATCGTCGCGCCAGCCAACTATCAGCGCCCTAAGGCTATTTATACCAAGAGAATGGTAGAGCAAGCGCAAGAGACCGTCGAGCGCCTGGGGCTGCTTAGTTCATTGGGCCGCCGTCATGCCAAGCTGGATGATATCAGGGTCAATAACGTACTATGGGCCAATCGTGACGCTGCGAGGCACATGCGCGGGGGTAGTGACGTGGGAAATGTGTTTGAGTTGCTTGCCAAAGAGGTAGCTTTAAACCCGCGCCAATTTGACCGATTGCCCGGTGTGGATGTGTCAGAGTTTGTCGAGACTGTTTTGCCAAACACGTCTAGTATAGAAGCTCTGGTGGAGAACCGTCACCAGACCAACCTAATGTCACTTATCGCGCCAAAGGTGGCAGATAGCCCCACGTTGTTCAAATGGGACAATGCTTTCTCCTGGACCTACAATGGCAACATCGCGGACTCGATGCGTGAGCGTGTCAAAGCGGCAGGCGGCAATGTCGAGGGAGTGCTGCGCTTTTCTCTACAGTGGAACGATGGCGACAACAATCAGAACGACTTTGACGCCCACTGCATTGAGCCTGGCGGCAACCACATTTACTACCCAAATAAGCGCCAGATTCACCGCTCAAGTGGCGTGCTGGACGTGGATATCATCAATCCTGGACGCAGGGTCGCAGTCGAAAATATCACCTGGTCAGACCCGCGTCGAATGCCAGAAGGTGAGTACCATTTCTATGTGCGAAATTATTCGCACAACGGCGGCAGGACTGGCTTTAGTGCTGAAATTGAGTTTAGCGGGCAGATTTATGAGTACGTGTATGATAAAGAGCTTATGCAGGATGAAAATGTAACCGTCGCCCGCGTGCATTACAGCCGTCTGGACGGATTCAAGATCACGGAATCTCTACCGTCAACCACCAGCACGCGCGAAATTTGGAACTTGCAGACCAACCAGTTTCAGCCCGTGTCAACCATCACATACTCCCCCAACTATTGGGATGAACAGCACGGGATCGGCAATCGGCATTACTTTTTCTTCCTTGTTGGTTGTCAAAATCCAGGACGACCCAATGGATTTTACAACGAGTACCTGCGCGAGGATTTCAGAGAGCATCGGCGCGTTTTTGAGGCGCTAGGGTCAAAGATGCACGTGGAACGGTCAGAAGATCAATTATCAGGCTTGGGGTTTAGTTCGACCAGGCGAAATTCGCTGGTCGTTAAAGTTGACGGTAGGCCTGTCAAAGTAATCTTTTAAGGAGAGTGAAAAATGTTTCAAAAAGCTGTACGCATGAGACTGCGCTGGCAGTCAACTCGTGGTCCATTGGACGTTGAGGACCTATGGCTCTTGACGGTCGAGGAGCTAGACGCTATCTACAAAGCCCTGAATCGTCAAGTCAGGGCGCGAGAGGAAGAAAGCTTGCTTGACACTGCGAGTGATGAGGACGAGGTGCTTGACTTACAGGTCGCCATCGTCAAGCACATTGTCAAGGTCAAGCTGGCCGAGGCTATGGAGCGTGAGAAGGAAGCGGTCAACGCCGCACACAAGCAAAAGCTCCTGGGCGTCTTGGCGCAAAAGCAGGATGCGGAGCTGCTGGAAAAAGACGTTGATGAGTTGCAGGCCCTGATTGACAAGTTGTAGCAAGTGGTCCCTGCCCTTTATGTAAGATCGAGTGGCGGCAGATTAACTGCCGCCACGAGGAGAATCAAATGGTTAAATTGAAGTGTGAAAACTGCGGGGGGACTTTGGAGCGCGACAAGAGTCTTGTCGCCGTGACTGAGTCTACTGTCATCATTCGTTCCGGTTGCGATTTTGTATGTCAGTATTGCAAGAGTGAGTTTGCCGCTGGCACTGAGCACCCACGCGTTGGCGGTGCTCAGATTGCCATCGGGTCCAATATTGCGCAGGCAAGCGGCGGCGGTATTGCAGTTGTCGCCAAAAGCGGGGGCGTGGCTATTGGTGGCAGTGTCAAGGGTGACATAATTGTAGGTGGGAGATGAACGAAATTCAAAAGATGAATGAGGCGATGCTTTACTGAGTCCCTGGGGGGACAAATCTGGTTTTTCGAGCACGAGCTTGCCGACGGTCGAATTGAGGTCAGCGCAGATTTGTCCAAGAGCTTGCTAAAAATGCGCGCAAGTCAGCACGAGGCCGTGAAGCGACTGCCAGACTTTGGGATCAACTCCCTTGACTCTGACGAGAGGCCAACTAAGGAATACTGGGAGTGGTATCGTCGCTGGAATCATTGGCACAAGCACGAGTTGTCAGAGCGTGCATGGGAGAGGGTGCAAGAGGCGATAGACGCTTGTCAGGAAGACGGCACGTATCATTTGCCGGCCTGGATAAAGCCAGACTATTTAGAGGAGAGTGAAAAATGAACACAGAACGAATCAAGACACTGTTGGAAAAAGCCGTCTCAGGCGACCGCATGGCCGTTGCCGACCTGCGCAGTGCGTTCAGCCATCGGACAGTATTTGTCGCGCCTGGCGGCAAGGTAAATATCAGCGCCACATTGGCGGCCATCGAGTACGAGCGATTGTACCAAGTCGCGCCGCACGAATGGGGCGACGAGCCGACCGTGACCGCTGCGCAGGCGTTCGCCGCCAGGGTGCGACTCGACCCGATTCACCTACGACCGGTGACGCCGGGACTGTGGGAGCGGCTATGGGAGAGCGAAAACGGGCACAAGCTCGTGGCGGCTATCCATTATGGCAGGCACACAGGTGATATCCGTGAGTCAGAAAAGTCCATCAGGCTCAATGTCAAGGCATTGCTGTCTGGCACGCCTTGGCTGTTACTGGACGAGGTGGTGAAAGATATGCGGCGAGACGACGGCGTGTATCTTCGCGCAATGGGTACTGTGTACCCGCAGGCTGAAGCTGTGCGATGCTCTGCGCCCATGCCTGCGCCCGTAGCCTCTACCCCCGTCGGTCTAACTCTTGATGCGCTAGAGCGAGCATACAACAGGGGCGAGATAGACATTGCTCGCTACTTGAAACTCAAGGCGTCTATTCCTGAACCGTGCCAGGATTTGCCGGAAGCGTCGCGCCTACGCGACGCGATTGTCGCCGGGTTCAATCTAGGTGAGATAAAGACGTTATGCTTCAACATCGGGTGTGACCATGAAAGCCTGCGTAGGCAAACTCGTCAGGGTATGGCACAAGAGCTTGTCATGTGGGCCAAGCGTCGTGGTCAGTTTGGCGCGTTGTCTGATGAGGTGCGCCGACAGAACCCGCTGCGTTGGCGAGAGTATATGGAGTAAGAACGGTGGCGAAAAAGCCAACACCGAGAAAGGAGATCGTTGCAACGGACATAGACGTGTATATTGAAATCGTGGCTATAACGCCTGATGCTAGGGGGTGGATCGAGAGCGAGGCTCGTGACTATGGTGTACTCTACAAATCTACCCTTGACGACAATACGTATAGCTTTTTCGTTGATCCAAATTGGGATAAACAAGAGGTCATTACCTATCTTGAAAGTGGCGGGAAGTGAAGGGGGTGATAGCATCTTTGTCAGTGTTTTATTCGCTTGTTTTTAGAGATCATTAAAGGAGAAAAAATGTCAAAACCAAAGCCGAAGCGAAAAATTGCAGTGCAAAAGCGAGGGGCTAATTTGCTATTCATTGGTGCAGCAGCGCCAGATGTGGCCGCTTGGGTAGAGAAAAACGCACCTGAATTTGGAGAACTTCGCAAGTTTGAGGGTGGCATGGAGTATCATCTCGATGTGAGTTTGCTATACGACCTTGACGAAGTGGCGGCCTGGATAGAAAGTCAAGGGTGAAGGAAAGCCCGGCATAGGAGACCGGGCCTTTTCTTTCTATGGGACCATGCTCAACGCATGGCCTTTTTGCGTCTTGACAAACTCTACAAAATTTGATACACTAGTCGTAGCGTTTTTTTGCATTCCAAAAGAGAGGTAAATATGGAAAAGTTCAAGCAACTGCTCAAGAGCCGGAAGTTTTGGGCGGCTGTCATTGGCTTGCTACTCGCCACGGTTGGTGAGCGAGCAGGCATTGACGCTGCAAATTTGACCGAAGCCGTTGTCGTTGTCGTGACCTATATCCTTGGCACGGCACTCGAAGACGGATTGCGCGCACGGGGCGCGTGACGTTTCCTTGGTTGCCAGGCGCGGTCATCCTCTCCCCAAGCGCCGCGCCTGGCGAGGGAGTGTAGACAGATGACATTGCAGGATATGATGAATCAGTCGGTTGCTGCTCGTCCCAACAAGAGCGAGCCCGCACGCACTCCAGAGATGCAAGAATGGCTCGACTCGCTACCGCGTCCAGGATCATGTCAGTGCTGCAGTGACGACACAAAGGAATTGCAGTTTCTTTCACACATTGCATACCGATATGGATTGCATAGCTTTTGTTCTGGCGTGTGTCTTGAAGAATGGCTAGAAGAGAAGAAACGGGCGACATGAAGAAAGTTTGTCCAGGCTGTGGTAGCAAAAACGCCATGATTTCTGATGATTTATCATCGGGTGTGTGCAATGAATGTCCTTGCTCATGGATTGGTGGATATCCTTGCACTGAGAGTGAGAAAGCACAAACCTGGCGAGGGGTAGTTAAATGGAAAAACAAAAACTTGACGACTTAACCGCTGAAGCCATCAGGGAAGATCAAAGGCGCATGGTGCTAGAGTCCTTGCGTATGGGGTGGTTGAGTAACTTTGATGAGCGGCAGCGCCGCTTGATTGCCAACGCGAGACAGTACGCCAGTGGCGACCCGGCAGGATTGCCAGGCCACCAACTTATACTCATCATTGCCAAGATGGCTGATTTGTTGGATGAGAGCAATGTGTAATCTAATCTGTGGCGATGAAGTGATCATAGATTTGACCCGCGCCATGTCCGAGGCGCAGCGCATGGCAGATGGTGAAATCCCGCTCAATTTGGGGTATCTTAATGAGTTGGTTGACGAGCCTAGCGTGATAATTTCTGTAGAGGTGTACTGCGCAAATTGTAGCGGCGTCCTTGAGTGGGCCAATTGCCCAGAGTGCGCCTTAGTGGAAAGGGACAATTGTCCATTGTGCGAGAGTGAAGGCGGGTGGTATGAATGTGGAGAATGTGACGAGTAATCCAATCGGTGGTGGTGGCGGGTGAACCCCAACGAAATCGTCCAAGAAATGGACCGTCTTACTTTGCTCATGGCAGAACGGGCAGTTGAGCTACGCGCCACTTTTGAGCTATTCCGCGCCATTTTGGACGAGTCAATGCCAGCAGGGCACATTCTCGACATCCCCTATCTTTCCCAGTGGGACGTGCCGGACGCCGATGATAGGCCCGGCGACTGCGGCCCAGCCTGCGTAGCAATGATCGCACATTTCAAAACAGACCAGCGCCCCACGGTGGACGAGGTAGCCACTTCAGCCGGACAACCAACGGCGGGGTGGGGGCGCTGGTCAACGAAGGCGTCACAGCTTATGCAGGGCGGCTTGCGACATGGCGTGTCTTTGGTCTATCGTCGCCCGCTGGATCTGGACCGTATCAAAGAAGAAATTGAGAACGGCGATCCTGTCATTGCCCTCGTTCACTATGACATTATCGCCAAAACTGGGGAGAACCAAGACGACTTCGATGGCGCTCATTGGGTGTTGGTCGTGGGCTACGACGATGAAAGCATTGTCATGCATGATCCCGACTTTTGGGGGGAGCGACGCAATGAGGGCGCTTTCAGGCACGTCCCCATTGACATTTTCACAGAGGCGCTTGAGACGCCCGCTGGTGGGAACCGGTACGGCAATCAAGGTCTTATAGTATTATCATGAGCATCACGGGCAGATTGCGCAGACTGGTTCCGAATGCCAATGGCGAGCTTCCGACTGCGCAAGTTGATAAAATCTTGCACCGAATAAAACGAGTGGAGAATCGCCAGATTGAAACCCTGCGCAGGCTGGGCGAGGTCGAGGAGTCATTCTCGACTTTACAGGCTACCGTAAGCGAGATTCATAGTACCATGAGCGTGTTAGCTCTTTTTGCCGATGCGCTCACGATTGCAGAGGAGAAACAAGGTGATATACACGATAGTCGTTGACGACTGCGATCTAGGCGATATGCTTGCTGGTCGATTTTTGCGTGAGTGCCCAGAGGCAGTTGAAAGAATTAACCTGACGGGCGTTGGTGAGTACATTGATGAGAACGAGAATACAGAGCGCATGGCAGACATTCCGCACAGGAGTTGGTACTGGCGCGTATTGTCTCACCCTGATTTTCAGCGCAAAGCACAGGGGCTAGCAGCCCTTGCTCGTGAGATTGGTGGGGAGATAAGCGAACCGTGGCGCGATTGACCCTGGCGATTTGTGTTATTATTCCAGCCGCAGGACTGGCTTACAATCTAGCCGACCAGCCGCCGAGCTATGGTTATGAGTCAGAGCTCGTACTTTTGATTTTGGTAGCAGTCTGTGCGCTGTGGCTGACCCGTCGCACGGTCAATGCAGCGGTGTTTCTATACTGTACCTGGTCACTCGCTCCTGTGTTTTCTATGTTGCAATATCATGCTAGCATTGGGGGCCAAGGGGCCTGGCTGATGGGTACGCCACTTGTGGGGCTGTTGATGGTCGGGGCATTGACGGGGTGCTCGTGGGCGACGGTGGGGTATATACCCCTGGCCATTATTAGTTCTCTAGTAGCCGGGATGATTTATGGCAATGAGGGCGCGTCTGGCGTACTTGCTGGCGGTGCTTTAGTTATCGGGGTGATTGCCCTGGTCCTGTGTCGCAAGAAAAAGGTGGCGGATTTACTAGGGTCTGCCACTGAGAAGATCGAGTCAATCCAGAGGGGCCTGGATAATTTAGAGGAGCGATATGGACGCTAAAAAGGCGTCTGCGGGTGCTGATGAGGCTGATGGTCGTTATTCTGACGCCGAAAAAAAGCGCCTGGAACAGGAAATAGCTGAACTGAGAATGCAACTGGAAGAGGTCAAAACAATGGTGGCGGAGTTGTCAAAATTGCTAAAGGGCAATAATGATGCTGACATCCGCGAATTGATTGACCACCTCGTTGCCGTGGTGGAGGGCCTTGGGCGAACAATAGAGACCCTGCACCGCCAGTGCCAGTTGCAGGCTGACATGATTGAATGCCTGGTTCAGAAATCACAGTTAGAGAAAATCTTGCTGGATGTTTCTCAGGCCTGGCAGTCAATCAACGTTCACCGACTCGTTACCGCTGAGTAAGCCCGTTTTGCGGGATACACAGACGGTGGCATTTACATGGACAGTAACTAACGATTTCGTAAGGGGCAAGGATGACAATAACTGCTGACGATTGCGCAAGAGTGTTTGAACCCGGCGAGCGGCTATATTTGCGACCTGGTGACGTAGAGCCGGGGAGCTACATTGGCTTTTTGCCGGATAGCGACAGCACGCCATTTTGCCGGCTGGATATTCGTGGCATTCCTGGGCTGCATTACGTTGCCCTGGGCGGCGTCGCAATACTGGATGCCGGGGGCAGCGAGCACGGTCTTTACAACGGCGGCTTTATCCTCGACGGCACGAACGTGCCGGGGATTCAATGCAGCCTGGTCCTAAGGGGCGGCATGTTGCACGTCCGGGACCGTGAGGGAACCAATAACGCCACGAGCAATGTCAAAATTACCAACGTGGCGTTTCTGCACGATAATTTGGATCATCTTGCCATCACGCTGACCCCTCGCGCTGGGCACGTGATGGATAATGTGCTGGTGGAGAATTGTCTATTCGAGGCCCGTGTTCCGCTCTACGCCGGCGTGCCCATTCACAAATACAATGGTCAGCGGCTATCAAATATTGTCTTTAGGCGCAATCGAGTTGTCCGATGCGTGGATGGTCCGCAGTTCAAGGGCGCGGACAATTTCATTTGCGAGTACAATGTCATTGAACGGGTATTGACCTCTCTCAGTTCTGCCGCCGAGGGCGGTATCGTCATCGCTAGACACACTGGCGCGGGAATCGTCTGGGGAAATCAGGTTTTATTCTCTGAGGGAAATGGCGTACATGTAATGGTTGTTGACTCGTCTGTCACAGGAAATGCTGTGGTGCTGGTTGCTGACAATCTGCTCCTGGATAGCGGTAGCGGTGGACGACACACGGACGCCGTCCATGCACGTCGCCCCATTCGCGCAATCCACAATACCATAGTTGGTGCGGCGCGGCGCGGGATACATCTAGCTCGTGGCGTTGGTCGTGCGGAGTTTTACGGTAACGCCATCATGGATTGTGGAGATGCGGCGCTGCATTACACCGCCAGCGAGACCATCATTGACGAATACAGCGTCGAGGCTGTGCTGAGCGATTTCGTTGATGACTATCGCCCTGCACCTGACGGTCGATTGGTCGGCAAGCCGCGACATCAGAATGTGCTGACTGATCTGGCTGGGGACGAACGCCAAGACCCCACGGCAGCGGGATGCTATGAAGTTGTAGTGCCAGAAGGTCCACAGAGATTGCCGCCTGGGCACTACGTTGCCATAGGACCAGTCGTGTTGCCTGCGGGGGTGGAGTTTGAGGTGCGCGATGGCAACTAAGATATTTTTCGATTGTGAGTTCACTGGTTTGCATCAGCACACCACACTTATCAGCATTGGTCTAGTAGCAAAGAGCGGCGAGACGTTTTACGCTGAATTTATGGACTATGACCAGAGCCAAGTTGATAAATGGATTCAAGAACACGTCGTTGATAGATTGCTCTTGGATAATTTGAGCGTAAATCATCAAGGTGCTCACTATCAATTCAGAGATACGTCTAAGATAATAGCTGGAGAATTGGAGTTTTGGCTGTCCCAATTTGACCAGGTAGAGATCTGGGGGGACTGCTTAGCTTATGATTGGGTACTATTCTGCCAACTATTTCAGGGTGCATTGAATCTGCCAGAGAACATATATTACATACCGTTCGATATTTGCACGCTGTTCAAGTTGCACGGAATTGACCCTGATGTTAACCGTGAGGAGTTTGCCGGTCTTGGTGATGGGCAAAAACACAATGCGTTATGGGATGCGCGGATTATAAAAGCGTGTTATGAGAAGTTGGTAAATGGTAATGGGGATAAATCGTCTACCCACTGACGACTATTTTATGTCTATCGCTTACAAGGTCGCGGGGCGCTCGACCTGTGATCGTGCTCACGTCGGCGCTGTTATCGTGCGCGACGACAACACGATATGCTCAACTGGCTACAATGGAGCGCCGCGCAAACAAGCCCACTGTGACGACGTGGGTCATATCATGGAGAACGGGCATTGTGTCCGTGCCTTGCACGCTGAGGGCAACGCGCTGGACTGGGCTTATGAGCGACTTGATAGGTACACGCTTTACACGACACATTTCCCATGCTGGCACTGCGCTCAACGCATTGTCAACCGGGGGATAGTCCGTGTAGTGTATGGTCAGGAGTATCGAGATAGTGAGGAAACTATGAAGATGCTGAGATTTGCCGGGGTTAGTGTGGTAAAAGCAGGTGGCAGATGAGCGTTCAAGTTTTGCACGAAGCTGGCTACGAGGAGGCAATGCTTGGACTTTCTCTAAGCAAAAATCAAGACCCCGCTGACATGCCAAAGGTTGCGCACCGACTTTACAACAAAGACGGTGGTCACAACAAATTCCTGGAGAGCATGAAGGTCTGGCTACTCGTAACTGCACCCCGTTACGTCTGGCAACAAATTGACACCTATCGTGTGGACGTGACGAAGCAGTCAGAATCCACAATGCACACGCTAATGAAACGACCAATTGAACAAGATGATTTTGACGAGCCAATATGGCCGACGACGCTGGTCACGCTCAACGGTATGCGTGACCGTGGCGAGTTTAACCGATTAAAAAATGAGCTGCCAGAAGGTTTTTTGCAAAAGCGCCAGCTTTGCACGTCTTATGCTACCCTGCGGCGCATGATGAAACAGCGGTACAATCACCGCTTGCCGTGGTGGCGTGAGTTTTGTTTGTCCGTGATTGAGCAGCTTGAGTACAAAGAGTTTTTCGAGGACATTCTTGGACTGATTGAGGAAAGCAAATGATTTTTGGGTTGATCGTGTTTTTAGCGACTATCGTGGTTGCTATATCGGCGCTTTTGTTGGATAGGTATCAAACTCGTCGGTATTGGCGGTCAGTGCATAAATGGTGTGATGAACAAGAGGAAATCTTGAATAGATGGTACGATGAGGCATGTAAGGGATTAGAGAATGATTAGTCTGTTTTGTAAGCCTCGTCCCATCTACCCTAACCGCTGGGGCGTTGGCATGACGCCAGCGCCACCTTGCCAATGGTGCGGACGGGCGATAGATTACAGCAAGCCACAGCGCGAGTGTTTGGAGCATCCCGACCGCGACCTGGACCAGGCCGCCCTTGCCAATGTCGGTGTGGAGCATTGGGCGTCAGTGCTGGACGTTGACCCGCTGACGAACGAGACGGTGGCGGATAGTGGAATTTGATTTTCGCACCCTGGGCACGCCCGAACTCGAAGCCCTCGCCAGGCGCATGCGAGACGAGGTGCATAATTGCCATGTCCAGGCGCTACGCTGGCGACAACGCGCTGAACCGTACTCGGAGGCGGTGAGGGAGATTGGCGGTATTTTGATGGAGCGACTGGGGCGTGCTGAGGTGGAGACGTGCTGAGAGATAGAGGGTCAGCCGGGGGCGGACACGAATGAATAATCCTGATGGCTATTTGTTCCTGCGCCACGACCCAAGCACCCAGCCGGCCAGGGCCGTCGTCAGGCTGGACTTGCGGCGTAATAGGTTGGTGGACCTGGGGGCAGCTGTGGCTTTGGTGGTGAAATGGATGAGTTAGTCAAACTCGGATTGAATCTCAAAGTTGTCCATGTTGACGAATTGTGCCCGCATCCGCAAAATTACAATCGTCATAGTGACGAGCAGGTCGGGGAGCTTGGCGAGAGCCTTGACAGGTTCGCGCAGTACAAAAATATTGTCGCCTGGAAAGAATCGCCTGACGCAGACTTTTACTGGATCATAGCTGGCGAGGGACTGTGGCGTGGGGCGAAAAAGCGCGGCTTGGAGCGCATCGTCATCAACGACCGCTCTGACCTGTCGCGTGATGGGGCGATGGCTTTGATGATTTCGGATAATTTCACGCCTTCAACTGACTTTGACTTTGAAGTGCTCGCGCCAATGGTGCAGGAGTTGGGCGTGGAGAGTGTGCCGGGTGTAGATGATGTGCAGCTTGGGGAGATATTGGCGCAGGTCAATGGAGACCAACCTGACGAGCCCGTAGAGCCAGCGCCACCAATTGACAAAGCTGAGGAGCTGCAAGCCCAATGGGGTGTTGCGGATGGCGATATCTGGCAAGCAGGGCCACATTTTGTGATTTGTGGCGACTGTCGAGAACCTGAGACTTGGCGGCGATTACTCAACGTTGCAGGTGTGGGGAAAGTTAACGGCGCGTTCACCAGCCCACCCTATGCCGAACAGCGCAAAAAGCAGTATGGCGGTGTGCCTACGGGCGAGTACGTTGACTGGTGGGAAGCTGTGCAGAGCAATGTCAGAGCTAATCTGGCGGACGACGGGAGCTTTTTTGTCAATATCAAGCCGCACTGCGAAAAGGGAGAGCGTGTGCTGTATGTGTTTGACTTGGTGCTGGCGATGAAAAGACGGTGGGGATGGCGGTTTGTTGATGAGTTGTGTTGGAAACGGAACTCTGTTCCGGGCGGCTGGAACAATAGATTCAAAAATGCCTTTGAGCCAATTTATCACTTTTGTCGTGACGCACGGATAAAGTTTAATGCTGGCTCAGTAAGTGAACCAACTGAAGCGGCTTTTGTATATTCGCCGGACAATCCTAAGTCTGCCACTGGATTTTTTTCTAATCGCGGTCGTCCCGACTTGGCAAAACCGGGGATGGCTTATCCCGACAATGTAATCATGGCTGGGGCGGAAACTGGCTTAACTGGGGTGCATTCTGCGCCTTTCCCCGTCGCCCTGCCTGACTTTTTTGTGAGGGCGTATAGTGATTTAGGCGACACTTGGATTGATCCATTTTGCGGGAGCGGCACCGTCCTGGCGGCCTGCCATAGCAATGATCGCAGGGGCTTGGGCATTGAAGTCCTGCCCAAGTATTGCGCCGTTATTCTTGAGCGCCTTGCCGATCTTGGACTGATGGGCGAGCGGATAGATACGAACTAAATACGATAGTCCTTTATTTTTACACCTTTGTGCAGATTGCATTTTAGACAAAGAGGTTGCAAGTTATCAATATCGTTACGTCCACCTTTTGAGAGCGGTATGACATGATCGGGAGTAAGTTTTTTATCAACGGCACCACAGCACAGGCACCGGTGCTTATAGTGCTGGCAAAGCGCCAGCCACTCAAGCTCTGTATAGTTGCCGCCATTATTTTTTATTCTAGCGCGTCTCTTGTGATTTCCGATTCGGCGCTTTTCTGGATTTCGCTTTGCCCACAGGCGACTATTTTCCGCTTCGCGCTCTGGATTGTCGATTCTCCATTGGCGGCTGCGTTGTATGTTTCGCTCTTGGTTGTTCATGTGCCACTGACTGGCATAGTTGGGGTTCTTTTCGCGCCATTGCTTTTGGGCTGTCTGGCATCGTTCGGGGTTTCTTTGTCGGTATTGGCGGTTTCGCTCTTTGATTCTGTCTTTTTTTGTTTCTCGATATGCTTTGCTGCAATCCTTACATTGATAATACAGCCCGTCAGTGGCTCTGCGCTTTTTGTGGAATTCGCAAGTGGCCTTGTGTTTTTTACAGGTGGGGCATTTCTTGTGTGGAATGCCGTTAATATCAATAGTAGCCATGTGTCCCTTTATGGAAAGGGCAACCCCCTTAAGCTGGCGGTGCTGTTGTCTGAGCAGCATCATCTTGGCTCTTGGGGGTTATGTATAAAAAGCAAATTCCGCCTGATGAATAATTGGACACTGCCCAGACACTTATATTGTATCGTATTTCGCACAACTGTCAAGGTCGCAGCACATCAAGCGGATGGCGGACAACGCATCGGGCTTGGAGTTGAAAAATTGGCAAAGTATGTAGCGGTCTGTCTCGAACGGTTCACAGACCGACTTGGCCTTGAACCCGAACTGGTGAGCAATGTCTAACCCGTGGGACCGTCAACGAAATGAAAAAGGAGACCTTGAGCCCAACCTGTGGTATGATCGTTTTACCAGGTTCAGGCTCATGGGCGCGTCTCGCTCATTGCTTGGTTGTGTTAATGCAGAACGTGAGTCAAAAGGTCAAAAAAGGTCAAATTATACACCTAACAGTTGGCGCGAGGCGCTTGAACAGTGGAATTGGCAAGATCGCGCCAGGGCATGGGACGAATCAGAGCGCAAGCGCATTGAAGCCGAGTTCAAAGAGGACTGCGATAACTGGCGCGTTCATCGTTTCAAAAATGCAAACAAGCTACGCGAAAAGGCTGAGAGCCTGCTAGCGTTTCCGGTGACGAAGCAAACGCGAGCGGGTGACGATGGTGCAACTTATATCATTGAGCCATTGTCAGCACAGGGTCTAAAAGACGCCGCCTCAGTACTCAAAACCGCTGATGAACTAGCACGTATTACGACGCAGGAGACATTACCGGTAAGAAAAGTTGCGCCCACTGACCCGTCAGGTGAAAAGGAGTATACTGGTGGACTCTCGCCAGATCAACGAATTAGGCTCATTGGTCAACTCGCTACCGCCGCAGGTGCAGAAGATAGCGGACGTGATCCTGACGAATGACCTCTGGTTGCCTATCGCAGAGCCGGGCAAAGGCATGTCGCCGCAATTCGCGGCGATGCTATCGCCTGCCGACGAGCTATTTTTCGGCGGCCAGGCGGGTGGCGGAAAAAGTGACTTGTCATTGGGCCTTGCGATGACGTTGCACTGGCGCTCGCTTATTCTCAGGCGCACCTATCCGCAACTGCGAGGTGCTGGCGGTCTTATACAACGTAGCCGTGATATTATAGGCAATCGAGGTCGTTACAATGGTCAGGAGCACGTCTGGCGTGATTTGCCAGGTGACAGAATGATAGAGTTTGGATCGTGCCAATACGAACAGGACAAAGAGGCATACAAAGGCCGACCGCATGATCTCAAGGTTTTTGATGAGTTGCCGGAATTTTCTGAGACAATGTACCGATTCATCACAGCCTGGACGCGCACGACGATACCAGGTCAGCGGGTCCGCGTAGTGGGCACAGGCAACCCCCCCACGACCGCTGAGGGCGAATGGGTCATAAACTATTGGGGGCCGTGGCTCAATTCACAGCACCCGAACCCGGCGCGGCCCGGTGAGCTGCGCTGGTTTGCGCCAATAGATGGTGAGGATATTGAGCTAGAGAGCGGAAAGCCATTCA